GACGTATAGTCTGGGGCCAATGCGCGGTCTACCTACACGTCCTGCTGCCATTCTGGCCTCTCTCCATTTCCGGCGTCTGCAATACCTAGAGAGCCGAGCTTACTCCCTTACCCTGCAGCCAGCCAGCCAGTCATGCCCTGACAAGGCAGCCTTTCGACGCCTAGCCCAGGTAAGGGCATGCCTGAGTGCATCACGTGCGTGTGGCTTGCCAACAGTGGGTAAGTACATCCCAATGGCCTTTAGCCTGCTATCAGTGACTGTTGTCATGGCTAATGAAGAAAGCTGAAGGGCAATAGAGCGCGGGCCAAGTTCGTCATCACCTAGCAACTTGTACCCGCGCTCTAGCCACCACTTTACTGGCTCTGCCACCCTGACTGGGTCAAGCACTTCTCTGGACATTACCTGGGTCCGAAGAACGAAGTCCTCAAAGACGTACTCAGCATTGGGCCAGGCATCGCATAGCTCTATGATCCTGTCGACCTGTTCACCTAGCTCACCAATAAACTCTCCACAACTCCAGATGTTGATATTGTCGAGTATTGCGTACTCAGGGTCATACATCGCTAGCTCGTGCACTGACAAGGCGCACCAGCCGCTTGTGCCGCCAGGGTCAATAGCGACACAGTTCCACATGCCATCTCCATCCTCTGGCCACAAGAACATGCCCGGCTTGACCACCTGGAAATGATTACCGTCCGACACGCCTTGAGCCATCCCAGACCAGGTATAATGCAAGAACAGACCCGCACGTGAGTATGTAGTACTCCCCAACAGCGAATGGGTTGCCAAGGCTGTACTTTTGGATGACGTAGCCCAAAACAATTGATGCGCCTAGTCTGAGGATGGCTCCAGCCCCATGTCTCCTGTCGTGTCCGATGCAGCCTGGGCAGTGCTTGTGCCTGCCGCGCTCCCTGCGGGCTCCAGCTGAAACGTCTGTGATGACAGGTGGATACCGTGTGACTCCTGCAGCGGCATCAACGCCTTCTCTACTGCCTGTATCACTGCGTCCCTCTCTGCCTCCTGATCCGTCCCTGGCATCATCCCCAGGACTAGCAGGGCGAACTCTCGAGCCTGTGACTTCGACATTGGCTCCCTCTCCTACCTCATCCATCCGAGTACTCCTATCATAATCGAAACAATGCTCATGATGTAGGCCGATAGCACTACCCCAGCCACTGCCCCGACCCAGTAGCGCCATCCTGAGTCCCACTCACTGTATGACTCTTCTGGGATGGGGACTTTCTCAAAACGAGGCACAGCATGATGCCATGGCCAACAAGCGCGAGGCCAATGAGCCATGCCTGCCTCCAAGCTAGCCAAGTTACCCCAGCTAAGACAGGCAGCGTAGCGAGCGCCCAGTATAGGGCGCCCGTACGCCAGCCTTCATTATGCCCAATGGGCACTAGTGCTCCAGTGCATGCAGCAGCAACTTGTGGGCCGCCGCTAGCCGAGACAATGCGGCCGAGAGCTGCTCATTCTCGCACTTGAGACGTCCAAACTCTGCTCTATCAGTGGCACTGAGATTTGCCTCCTGCAGCAAGCGTATCCGCTCGCGGTATGCGAGCAGCTCAGGAGCATCAGAGGTCTCGTCCAGCTCTGAGTCACTGTCGAGACCAAGGAAAGCACGGACAACACTGGATGTAGTCGTCCAGGCTGAATCCCTTTCGGAACGCAAACGGATAACATCTTGCGCTAACCGGCGCATTGTTGAGTGATCCATCAGTTGACGGATCTCCTCATCACTCATGGAGTCGTGATCGTAGTGCCATCCACAGTGCACACACTTGCTAGGCCGGTACGACTCTTCATCTTGCCAATGAACCTTAGGCATTACGATCCAATCCTGTACTTAGGTTGTGGGAGGAATACCCTATTCTCTTGCTTGGCCCATGAGAAGTCGCATGCTTCCTCTACATTCTCCCAACCTTGGAATGTGCACTTCTGGCCAACCCTGCCTGTCCCCAGGCATACCTGGCACACGATCAGCACTGTGCCGTCAGGCGGGTCAGGGTAATGCAGGACCATCTGCTTCATCTCAGTGTCTGCGGCATCGCTCCACTCTATGTATTGTCTGCCATCCCCGCCACACTCTGTGCATTTCTTGCCTGTCTTTTCACAGGAAATCTTGACATATGGCTCCATCCATGGACTCGCCTGCAGCAATGCTGTACGCATCTTGCGCATACAGTACCACATCTCCCAAAGGAACATGGAGCAAGCCCGATATGCGTACACATCGAGAAACTCTCGCACTGTATACTCGCACATGATGTAGTTGACAGTGCCCTCTGGCAAGATGTATCGAGCATCCTGGTATGGCACCCCGGAATCACAGGCGATCTGGTATGCGTTCCAGGCCCATTCATATGACAGGAGCCATGCGCGCCGCACATCTGAGCTGGCCCGCCAAACTGTCTCAGGCATTCGGACTTCTGGCCTGAACCCATACCATGTCGCACGTTGCGACTGCTGATGGAACCCAGCGCGGCGTGAACGCACTAGCTGATGTGTGAGAGCGCGACTAGCGCCCCAGACCTCAAAGACAACAATCTGGGTCTCCAGGGCTGACTGAAGCCCACCACGCATCATCTCTTCCCAGTCATTGGCGATCTCCTCATCACCATCTGGGGTGGGGACTGGCAGCCCAGTCGTGGCGCGGGTCGCACGAGAAAGCACTTGCTGGAACTTGATCTGGTCGATAGCCTGCAGCAGCCGCACCTCCAGCCCATCAGTTCCTATCTGTACCATTCCAGTGTCAAATGGCGAGACATGCGATCCATCATTAAGCTGGTGCGAGTTGAATGCCTTGCCCTTGCCTGCCTGCCCAGTCGGCTGATCAGATGGGTTCCAAGTTCGAGACATTACGGGCAATGCTGCTTCCATAAACTGTCTAGCTTTGCGATGCTCAATAAGCCACTGCATCAGGGTCGCCTCTCATGTGAGGGCATTGCATACCCTCACCGTTCAGTTGTGGACAGTGCACTTTCAAGTGATCTAGCATCATGTCAATGCTAGCTCTTTGGGTCTCGATGCGCCCGTCTATACCTCCTCCAACAAAGTCATATCCAAGTAAGTCACCAGAGACTGCAATGAGGCTGCTGCCTGGCCTAGGCAGGCCAGCGTTGGAACCGATCCTAATGGCATATGAGGCCATCTTGCTGTCGACCACGCGGCGTAGCTCTACCATCTCGCCAGCAGCGAAGTACCTGAGAGCAGCAGGGTTACGCTTCATGCCCTCTTCTTACCATGCCTCTCTGGCCTGGTCGCGTTATATGCTATCTTCATGGCCAGCACCTGGTCCAGGTCAACACTCCAGGCACCACATACGTCAAAGACTCGGATGATGATGTCAGCTAGCTCTGAAGGCACACCATCTGGCTTCACCCGCATGCCAAGTTTAGCGGCCAAATTTGGAGTCAGATCTAGCCACTCAGTGGCTGAGTCATTCTCGACCCATTCGCGTACCTGCTCCTTGCCGTCATGAATTCTCCTCTCGATAACTGGACTCCCCTGCATGTCTGCCCATTCATATGTGAAGATGAGCTGGTTCACCTCATTTCCATGCCTGAAGTGCTCGATTGCTTCAGCACACTCGGTCATGACTAGGGCCATTGACTCCAGAAACGTCTGGTTGTGCATCTCGTACGGCGCTCCAGCGCCATAATGGGTCCACCATCTCTTGTTGACTGAGTTCTGGTGTGCTGCTACTACTAACTCATTCAGCATTCTGGCCTCCTTGATCCGATTCTTACTTCTCTGAGGAGTTGCGGCTAGTCGTCGGGCGAGATCACGATTAGCGACTTCACCTGTATTGAGACTCCAAATGTTGCTGACCTGTCCGATCTCCTTCCAGTAGCAACAACCATGTCTTTCCCCACATCCAAGCTATCAATGGCTGCCTTCAGCTCAGGGAATGTATACCTGCTGATACGGAGGTACACATCTTCCTCACCATCGTCGACGCATCGAAGCGTCACTGACTTGGCCAGCCCTGGATGGCGCATGTCGCGTAGTATGTCCTCGACTGCGCGGCCTGAGCGAGCACGCTCATTCTCTATATAATCCTGATAGCTGCGCTCAATGACAAGGCCAAGGAACACCACCCTGACTCCAGACAGGTCTAGCAGCGCGTCAGACGATGCGCCGGGCTGCGGTAAGTCGGGATGATCACAGATCCATGCGCGCACCTTTCTGATGTCATCAGCAACAGCCTGTATCCCAAATGGGTCAGCATCACCAATTTGGGACCTGCACCCAGCAAAGATCTTTGGCCCAATCCCTGCTACCCTTAGCAGGTCTTCTGGCCTCTGGAATCCAATTCCACTATCCGCCTTCAGTGCAGCCTCAGTCCTAACGATTGCCCTAGCTTTTGCTGGCCCAATTCCCATTAGCTGCTCATACCCTGCGACTATCAGCCCTGGCTCTGGCGCCTCCCATTCCATGCCAGACTTGCCGAGGGTGACACCCCTAACTACCTGCCCGTGTCTCTGCGCATCTCTTACTAGCAACGACCAGCCGTCGGGCGGACTCTTGCGAAGCTGTGCCAAGTAGAATGAAGTTGTGTGGTGCACCTTCAGCCACATGCACCAGAATGCCAGCATACCATAACTGACGCAATGTGCAATATTGAACGAGTATGTAGCGCTGGTGACTAGCTTAGCCCAGATCTTTCTGGCCAGCACATCACTTATCCCATGCAGCTTCGCCGCGCCTTCAGCGAAGTCATCAGCACTCTTATTGAACTCAGACTCGCCTAGCTTGAGGCTAATGATTCGGCGTATATGATGCACTCTCTGCACGGGCAGCCCGCCCATGACTCGGAGGATGCCCAGTACCTGCTCCTGGTAGATGATCTGGCCCTTTGTGGCAGCAGTATAGCTGTCAACTATCGGGTGTAGGCTGGCTGACTTCTCTCCCCACTTTGCTCGAATGTACTCAGCTGTCGTACCTGAGAAGAGTGGGCCTGGGCGGGACAAGCCATTGGTGTCAACGATCTCCTGGAAGTTGTCTGGTTTGACCTCACGGCAGACTAGGCGGGTAGCACGCCCCTCAAACTGGAAGATGCCGATAACGTCATGATGCCGGAATGCATCTACTGTTGCCTCATCTGTCATTGGCACCCGATACAGCTGCTCAAGGGTCAGGCCTGCGTGTTGGAGTGCTATTCTGATCATGCCCATTGTCGACAGGCCAAGGAAGTCAGCCTTCATGAGACCAAGGTATTCAGCGTCATACTTGTTGACGCTTACAGCAGTTAGCTTCTCACCATGCTTGCCAGCCTCGCCTGGGGCATCGCGCGTGTAGATGGCACAGTAGTCAGAGATTGGTCCATTGGTCACGACCAGACCGGCTGCATGCGTGCTCATGCCCCGATAGCTGCCCTCTAGGCGGGTAGCCATGTTGAGCTGTGGGTACTGGGCGAATGCAGCTGCGACCTCAGGGAACATCCCTATCGTGTCGCCAATCGTGGCATCCGCACGGGAGTCACCCCAGGATCGCTCGATGATCATACCTTTAACCAGCTTGGCTACAGCATGCGGTATCTCATGCACCCGAGCTATATCATCGATTGAGTTACGGCCCTTGAACTTGGTGAAGGTGCCAATGTTAGCAACCCTGTCCTCGCCATACTTCTCAACCAGGCGCACTCTAGTGTTACCGCGAAGATCGTCATCAAAGTCAAGGTCTATGTCTGGCTCGTCAAGGCGGTCAGGTGCAATGAACCGGTCGAACCGCATCAGTGGGTACTGGAGTGGGTCAATCTCTGTAATGCGGAGTAGGTAGCAGACTAGGGATGCCGCAGCGCTACCGCGCGCCGGGCCAACAGGCTCACCAGCATCCTTGGCAGCACGCACGACATCAGAGATCATCAGAAAGTAGTCGACAAAGTTTCGCTCTACTATCAGCTGCATCTCTTCATTGAGCCTTACAATGTACTCTGGCTTCAGCTTCTTCATCCGCTTGTTGCCATGCTTAACCCGGTAGCGCCATCCTCGCCGCAGCCATTGCCACACTAGCTCGACAGAGTCCGCCTTGCCGGGTGGGAGTGGGTACCGTAGCCGTTCTGCCTTTGGCAGCACAACGTTACAGCGGTCAGCAATCTCACCAGTCATTGCCAGTGCGAAAGATGCGGCATCTTTGCTGAGTCCACCACGGAGCCGCTTCAGGGCCAGCTTATCAGACAATGGGTGCGTTAGGCGAACATCATACTCCCAGCCTTCAGCCTGCTGCGCTGCTGTATTCATGCCCCGGCCAGCTGCATGGATGAGCAGCTGAAGATCGTTGTCATCCGGCAGTGGGTAGTGCACATCGAATGTGCCAACCAATGGGATGCAGGTTAGTCTTGACAGCCGCTCATATGCCTCATTGATATGATTGGATCGGTCTAGCTCTGGGAACGCCTGGCACTCCAGGTAGTACCTATCACCGAACAACGCCCGGAAGTTGGTGGCTACACGTTGTGCCAGCTTGAAGGAGCTAGCTGCCGGCGTGATGGTCTTACCGCCTAGTAGCGAGCACGCAAGCAATGAGTCCGAGCAGCCGGATAAGCAAATGAGTCCTTCGTGATGATCCGCTAGCATCTGCCCGGATACCGTAGGCCAGCGGTAGAATCCTTCTGCCCAGGAGCGCGTCACGATGCGCATGAGGTTGGCATAGCCGACCTGATTCATTGCCAGCAGGGTGAGGTGGAACTTGCGCGGGCTGTTGGGCTCTGGATGTGTGTATGCTTCCAGCCCAAAGATTGGCTTCAGCCCTAGCTTTGTGCAGGCCTTCTCATGACCGACGTGCGAGGACACGTTACCATGCTCAGTGACAGCCTGTGCCGTCATCCCTAGCTCAGCAGTCCTGGCAGCATGGTCATATGGCGTCTTGATGCCATCCATGTAGCTGAATGTGGTATGATGGTGCAGGCTGACTGTTTTCATGCAAGCTCAATTACCTGAAATCCAATAGTATCAGCTATGGCGCGTTCTAGTGTTGCCCCTTTACTGTCTTCCCAACCAGGGAGCATGACAATAGCTTCGCATGTCATGAGCATGAATATAATGTCAGTGCGGTAATAGCACCCATCTAGATGGGGATCTTTCTCGCGTCCAGTAGCCGTACCAATGCATGCCATGCCATCATGTATCGTTGGGATCAGGTGGGGGTCAACTGGGGTATGCCCTAGCTCCATGAGCCTCTGTGCAGCCTGCTGGAATGCAATTTTGTTGCCATCTGGATAGCCAGCTATTGGTCCAGCTATGTAGACTCTCATACGTCCCAGACCAATCCATCCTGGAACCCACCACGAGCAACATAGCGCGCACGCTTAGCCGCCTGTACTTCTTGATCCCCTATATCATGCCATGTAGCCAACCCTTCCAAGACTTCCATGACGTCAGCGATCTCATTGGTCATGTCTTTAGTGGACTCAGCAGCAACTAGCTCGCCAACTTCCTCTAGCAGCTTCTGTATCAGTAGCCGACCATGCTCGTGAGCATTGTTGGGGCGACGCAGCAGCCCTTTCGCTGCCTCTACTTCCCATGGGATATCTCCCATCCGGTCACGGATTAGCTTCGCGCCCATGCTTCCTCCTTGATATGCTAGTACACAAGAATGGTATCGGGCATATGTAAATGCGGCTAAGGCCAACATACACACCAATCCATATGTCATACCACAATAGCTGGACTCTCATCTTTTAGTCTTCTGGCCTCTCACGATGATGTCTATGGATGAACTGCTTCCATCCAGTGAGATAGTTCTTGAAATGTATAACTTTTGTGCCTTTCTTCATTAGCATGCCACACTGCTGACATGCTGGCACATTCATTGTGTGGCTCATTGATCACTCCAGACTAGGGTGCAGCCTGCCCAGGCTGCATACTTCTGGCAAGGCTCACAAGGCTCACTGCTGATGTATACAGTAGCAGCCTGCGCCCAGCCCTCTTTGTGATGGCGACCAGTCGTGAAGCGCCACCACTCCAACGCATTCAACTCTGCATGCACATAGTGACAGCCGGACTCCTCATATAGGGCTCCATGCGGCAGTTGCTCGGCCGTCAGTTGCCCGCGAGGGCATGCACCTTCGAAGCAACTAGGTTGACCACGGTACTCAGTGCCATTACGCCCCGCAGACACAATCCGGTCATCGACAACAACAACGGCACCTATCCGACGCCGCAGGCAGTCAGCTCTCTCTCCGACTGCGGCGGCAATCGCAAGATAGTTCTGTTTAGCTGTTGGCCTTACTGACGGCTCTGTAGCCATATCCCCAATGCCTCCCAATGCTGCTCGATTATGTCCTGCATATCCTGACGCCGCAGCCCGAATGCCGGGTGGTACATAGGCCACAGCCAGACTTGACCCTGAAGCTGGTATGGGTGCCCATACAATGGCGTTACTGAAACCTGGTTCAGCGTCGCGCCACAACACCCAGCGTGATGACAAGCCCAGGAGAGCCAATGGCTAAGTACTCCTGCCTGAGGCATCCCGCACCATGGGCTATCTCTTTTGTGGTTGGCGTCCTGTTGCCTGGTGGGCGGTACTTGACTGTATTAGTGATGAAGACTACACCCCTACTGAGGCCTGCTAGGTGCAGGAACTGAGACAGCATACCCCCTGAAGGCCCAGAGAATGGCAGGCCTCTGGTGTTCTCCACTGCCCCTGGAGCCTCGCCAATGATCATTGCCTCAGGATCGGCAGGACCAGTCCCGCCCACAAGGCGAATGCCTGGCATGCGTAGATGACTCCAGAATGGGTCTGCCCTAACCTGTTCATAGATATCCTCAAGGTCAGGCTTTGGCATCATTCGCCTTCTTGTCTAGGTCATGTACTAGCAGTAGTCCATGCGCGACTACCTCAAGAGCGATTGTGCGCAGGTCTTCCCGCCAGCCGCTCGCGTCGACACCATCCCAAAGTGCAGTCTTGAGCTTCCTGGCCTTCCGGTATAGGCCAACAAACTCACCAAGCGCACCTAGGTCGCGGTCTTGCCGGTACTCAGCGCCCCACCTCTCAAATCCCTCCAAGATCTCAGGGATGAGAGTGCCTCGGATGTACTCACGTTCCTCTGGCGTTGACACTAGTCCTCCCGGATCAGCTGGGTGATGATGGCCTCATTGCCTTCCTTGACTGCATACACCATACTGAATCCGACGCGCATTAGGTAGTCACTGAAGACCTGCCGGCCCTTACTGTAGTACTTATTGTTTAGGATGTTGTCCCAAGAGTCCAGGACGAATGGTGTCTTGTGGTCGCAATCCTGTAGGTACATCTTGGACCTACCATGCGGCACCACAATGGTGAAGGGGCAACCGAGCGCGAGTACGCGCGCTGCCTCGCCAATGAGTGGGCGCGGATCGCTAAGGTGCTCCAGGAAGTGCATAGCGAAGATGCCGCCAACTGAACCTTCCTCGTAAGGGAGCGGCATCGTCTCGGCATCCCAGTCTGGTAGGTCTAGCCGGACTGCACCTCTGATCAGCTTTCGCCCTGGACCCAGGTCTAGGACTGGTAAGATCCAGTCAGCTTCTTGCCATAGCTCAAACTCGCGGTTGAGGCCAAACTCCATCACTCTTAGTGGGGATATGTCATCCTCTAGAATATCTACCCAGTCAGTCACCACTGCCACCTTCCGACATCATGATGTTAATACACGATCAGGCCTGCCGCTATACCATCGGGCTATCGCGCTAGCGATCATGACGCCAGCTTGTGGGATTGTCCCAGCCCGAAGTACGCCTTCAATGTGCATGTTATATGGCTGTGACCGGAGTATCACATCAGCCTCAGGGAACCTAGCTGTAGCTTGAGCGTGTAGCTCTTGCAAGTCTTCCAGCACCGCAGCCACTCTTGTGCCCGCCTGTCTCCACAGCTCTGGGTACTTGTTCTCACCAAACAGCACAGCGTCATACTTGATGCCGTTCCGCCGCAGCCACTCGCGGGTGTCTGGGTCAATGTTGTCGAGTCGCAGGTACGGTCTGGTGGTACAGATCCATACCTCAGCACCCAGCGCATGAACGTCTGCAGCTAGCTTCTGGACGCCATAGTATGCAGGCATGAATCGCTTCAGGCCACCTTGGCGATACGCTAGCTTGCACTCTCGATAAAGCGCGAGTTGCACGCCCATGAACTTGTGAAGGCGCAGGCCAGTGTTCAAGTCCTGCGCGCTAGGCATTGGCCGGCCCATCCATTGCTCAGCGAACCACAGGAAATGCGCATGATAGTCGCCTAGCGTACCGTCAATGTCTATGGCAACTACAGGCTTCCCCTCGCCATTCCCTCTCACCCTAGCCATTGCGCGACTCGCTCATAAGCCTGGTGCGATAGCTCGCCTTTCTCCCAACGTCCATAACGGCCTACTCGCAGTATGTTCTTGCCAGTCCAGCAGTCACAGTTTGTAGAGATTGGCTTTACCAGTCGAGCCACGGCGCCCAACGGTGGCTTGGAATGGAACGGCCATTCAGCTGTCCTGTACCCGAACACATTGCTAGCTCGGTACCATCCGGGCGATGGCTCACCATTGCACACTACAGTAAATGGGTCAACTGCTATCGGGCAGGACTCGCCGCGCTCTGGAGCATCCCCCTTTGCCCAGACATCAATAGAGCTGAAGTTATGGCCCGCTGCACAGAGCTTCCTTGTCGGGATGCTCCAGATAACCTTGTCCTTGGCTCCCCATGGTGGGCTAGCTAGCCATTCAGTGGTCACATCAACATCTGTGATCCGGTCAGCCATCCACTTCCAAGCCATGTCATAAGCAGCCCTGATATCCCAGGCCAGGTGATTCCCTGCTAGGTTAGCTGGCGAGACATCGAGATTGGCATTGCCATCAGGCCCATACACCTTCCGCCTGTAGTCATCCACTGACCCAACCAGTGAGTATATGACAGCCCTAGGCGGTTCATCAATCAATAGTCCTGGGATGCTAGCGTGAAGGTACTGTGCCCCGAACATCTCGCTTTTGCGAAGTCGGGAGTAGATGGACACGTTATATCCGGCATCGGCTGCAGCTACAGCAGCGAACAGGCCAGCCGGCCCACATCCTAGGATCACCGCACGCTTAGCTCTCATCCTTAACCTCCCATCTGCGCATTGCCTCTGTGCGCACTGCCCCAATGTCAGGTGCATATGGGTTGATCATGATGGCAAGGCAAGTAGCTATGCCTAATGCTGCGCCCTTGTCCTGATCTTCATACCCTTCACCATCTAGCATGAGACGTGACACAACTGTATCGAGCTCATCCCACATCATCTCAAATATACTCTTGCCGGCAGGCATGATCTCGCCCTTGTGTAGTATCATATCATGATAGATATCCCAGATGCGGCGCTCACTGCGGAAGCGAAACACCTGCCTGCCGGGCTCAGGTACAGGCACAAGTTTCATGCCATCTGGATGATGCTGAACCAGGTGTGAGGCTGCTGCATCATCAACAAGATCAGAGAATGCGATCCCTGGCGCCATCATTGCCTTGCCTTGTGATGGCGCCAGTCCAGACCGTTGGCTAGAATGGCGGGTCATCGTCCTGGTCAGCCTTGGGCTTGCCCCTGCCACCACTCCCAGCCTTAGCTTTCCCTGTCTTAGCAGGCTTTGCGGCGGCTGCGGCCTTCTTAGCGCCCTTAGCTGGTGCTTCCTCAGCAGCATCCTCGTATGGGAAGTAGCCAGATCCAGCTTTCTCCAGGCGAGACTCATCGTTCCACTCACCACGCCTTACATTAACGAGCACACGCAGTTTCCCAGGGAATGACACATCCCCAATCTTTGTGATCAGGCCATCTTCATCAACAATTATGCGGCTGATCAAGTCGCTGCTGCTGACGCCGATCGCGGTCTTGAATGCTTTCGCGAATCCAGACGCGCTACGAGTCATGACGACCCGATCCCACATCGGACATCCATCATACTCCGCATGCTTGGGCTTCCAGGAGCCATCTAGCTCCAGCAGCAAGCTAATCCCCTCGTTACCAGTGCCAAATTTCATGTGCTTTCCGCGCTTAATGTAGAAGCAGTACAGTCCACCGGACGGGATCCCCCCTGTGTACGGTTGGAACCCATCAGGTGCCGCATCAATATCCGCAGCAGTCAATGCATTCTCTGGGTCTGATGCCTTCCATTTTAGCTTAGGCATTACGCTCTCTTTCCTTTGCTAGGCTTGGCAGCCTTCACTGGCTCATATGATGTGTCACACTTCGCCACCAGGTCTTCCATTGTGGCTCCATCTGGCACATCTGGTTCCCTAACAGTCGCCCATCGCCCCAAAGCTGTGTACTGATCCTTGGCAAAGTATCGTGTGCCATTCTCAGGATCAATGTAGCTCTGGAAGAGCAGGCGCCGCACCTGTCTTGGCTCTGCTCTGCCTTTTACGCCAACCTTGGCAATCGCCATGTAGGCAACAACATGCATCAGGCCACATACGTAGTTGCTGACCTCATATCCCTTGCCCTGGATAGCTGGGTATACCAGAGTCTCCCCATCCTCACCTTCTGGCCGCATTGCGTGTGCAGTGAATAGGACATTGCAAGGTAGGTCGATCAGGCGAGCGACCCAACCCTTTGTGAAGTTCTGTGTGTTGTAGTAGTCCGGCTTGTCAGGGAGATTGCGGTGGACACGCTTGGCCGGGTTAGCATCGAATGCCTCAGCAGCATAGCTGAGCAGGAACTTGACATTCATTGTGCTGAGTCCATCAACTACAAGCCAGTCTATCTTCCTGGCCGCGCCATCCTCCAACCAATCTGCAGCAGCATTGGCTGTCGCTGTATCTGGGACCAATCTCCCTCTCCCCTGTGTGCCTAGGCGGGCTGCCGAGATATACCCAGGCTCGCCTGCCAGAAAGAACAGCCTACCCGGTAGCGTCCCTGCTAGGGCTGTCTTCCCACAGCCGCTGTCGCCATACACCAGCCAGTTCTGGCTCTCCGTAGCACCATCGAGATCGAAGATAGCTTGTTCAAACTCTGTAATCGACATCCCCTGGCGTTCAGTTGCCACTACATATCCTCTCCACAGTAACGACACCTGTGAGTCTTGGCAGCAGAAGTCTTACAGTTGCCATCACAGCGATGCTGTCTGTATGAGTCTGCACTCATCGTCGGCTGCTTTGATGGCCAAGTCTTGCTGCATAGCTTGCCAGCCCAAGGGCTGGCGCAGCAGTGCCCAATGGGCTGGGACTTGGCAGATGGCTTCACGCTAGTGACCATGGCTACACCTGCCACTTGACAATGACGTTACGAGAGGCCAAATAGTCTCTGATCTTCCCACGCCTCACTGGGCCCAAGCCCGCTACTGCATGGATGTCACCTGTCTCAGCTTCTCGCAGGAGGTATACAGTTGGCCAGATATTGCTCACAAACCGCATCTCTGGGCATTCCTGCATCAGCAACTCAGTCCTGATCCGACGCAAGGCTACATCCATTGCACGCCTGCACGCGACACCCAGTGACTGGCTGAGCCAGTCTTTCTGGGCGCCCGGCTGAATGGTACCTGCACAGAGTCTCTCCTCAGCCGCTGCCTCTCTAGCTTCTCCATTCGCCGCAGCATCTTAGCCTTGACCAGGTCAAGTACAGGTGCTATAGCAACATCAGCCTGCTCCATCTTTCTGGCCTCTCTGTATATGAATCATCCTACTAGCTCGCTTAGGCTGCCGCTACTGTCCCAAACAATATCCTCCATTGCCCATCTTCAGGATTGCCTCTCCAGGGTGATGAAGAAAACCCATAATCAATGACAGCTGTGGCAACTCCGCACAGCGTTCGCTTCAGCTTGATAGCCTTTTCAAAATGAGAGATGCTAGAGTCTGAAAGAATCTTCATTTCAGCCTCAGTCCAGGGCTGACCTCGCTTCTCTGCATGCTCTATAGTGACCTGCTGCAGCCTTGCTACTGCAGCCTTTCTTCTCATTCTCCCCCTTTCCCTATATGGTAAATTGGCGGCATTCCGGCATCTTGCACACTGAGTCGCCCAGCCTCCTCCATGAGTTTTTGGGCTCTTGAACCATTCCTTCCCTAGCAGCAAACCACAGCCACGACAAGTTTGTGCTAGTAGCGTCCTTCGACCCATCATGTTTGGAGATTTGTTAAACAAAGTCCGGTAGCTGATATCGCCACGAGCCTGCATCACAAAGATACGAGACTGGACTGCTTCCTCAGTTCTCCCAAGATGCCTTGCAATCTGCAATGCCGTCAATGACTTGAAGGCCCAGAATATGAAGTCTTCGTCATCCTGATTCCAGGCTTTGCTAGCCCCATTCGATCCATACTTCGCAGGATTCCTAACCATCCTCCTGCGTGACTCAACGCTGCTGACCGACCCAAGGCCCATGATGAGCATTGCTTCTTTTTGTGGTAGATGAATTGTATCCCAAATCAATCCAATGTCTCTATCAGTTAATGGTCTTCGCCCACGATGTGGCTCTGAAGGTCTAGGGACAGATGAAGCAGCAGCCCTGCGCTTGCTAGGAGCATTCATCTCACTCGTCCGTACTCTTGCGGTGGTCAGCGTATGGGTCTTCAGTCCGGAATGCCACATCTCGGAGCGACTCCCAGTCGCCTCCACGTTCCTGGAGCTCACATATGCTGAAGAACTGGCAGAAGCGATGGCAGTCGTATGTAGGGACTTTTGTGATCGGCAGCACCCCATCACGGTATAGCTCCATCGCCATGACATCATTCTGTGCACGCAGTAGCTGGGCCCGACGCTCGGGCGAGGTACGGTGCACATGGTGCCTCACAAAGAGAGGCTGTGGCTGGATCTTGCTGCGCTCACCAAGTACTGTCAACCCAATCTGCTCTGCCACAGAGACCATCTGTGCCAAGGTGGCTTTCGGGCTGACAACTGAATCGAGACCAGAGTCATCCGCATTCAACGCGGCCAGGTAGTCTGCCTTCAGTGGCTTGTTGCAGTAATATCCGTCACTGTCCTGCGGGCGGTCATCTGGCAACCCCTTCCGCAAGAAATTGTACAGGATTCCAGCAATGAACTCTTTTGACCCCAGGATGCCCTCGCGCTGGAGAACTGTGTTTGCCACAGCCCAGTACTTGCCGGCCTGCTCATCGAGTGGCAGATGGCCAGTCGATACTGCGCGTGCTGTCTTGTGCTCCTTGAGCCAGACCTTGCCAGTCCGCAGGTCTCGATACACCAGGTCGAATGTGCCCGCGAGTATCGCCATTGGCCCACTCGGCTGCTCCCATATGCCCTGCTTAGGCCAGGGCAGGTCCAGCGTGAATGTGCGCTCTGGCTGGATCACGTCAATGTGATCATCCAGCCCATAGAGCGCACGGTAGCCCTCCAGCATTGCTGTACCAAGTGATGCTGCTGTCTCATACTTAGCAAGTGACTCCTCTGTCAGGTCGGCAGTCTTCATATAGGCCAGCGCTCCAGCACTGAAGTCCGCCCAAGACTCGGCGGGCTCAACCCCACGTTTCATGCCAGGTCCACAGTACCACTCCGCTAGCGCAATGTGCACGCCAGTACCGAACCAAAGCGGCCCAAGCTGCTCGCTACGTGGCCGCAACCCCTCGCGCCAACCCCACCACCAGCGGGCTGGGCATCTTTTGAACGCAGTGATCTCTGAGCTTCTCACAAATGGTACTTTGCTCATGTCTGGCCTCTCTATTGTGCTTCGCGTCCCCACCTGGAATCGAACCAGGATACGCTGTCCACATGATGGATTGCTTAGCTCTGCCATTGAGCTATGGGGAACCATGCCCAGGAGTCTCTTTCCCGCAGTCGCTACGCCACTATATGCGCACTGGGCCTAGTAGGGTCGAATGTCAGAAGGGCGCCTTGGCGCCGCTACGGGCAGCCTTCTTCACAGCCTTGCCTGGCTTGGCCTCGACCGGCGGCGCAGCTTCCTCATCGTCGCCGTCATCGTCACCGTCATCATCATCGTCAGGCTCGACTGCCGTTTTGGCTACTGCCTTTTTGCCCTTGCCCTTCTTGCCCTTGGGTGCAGCCTCAGCCGCAGCTGCCTTCTTGGCAGCCCGCTGCTCAGCCTTCTCAGCCTTGTCGGCCTGGTTCTCAGGCGACTGCTGGAACTGGATGCGCAGTGCCGTGCCGAGTCGGATGCCCTCATCGAAAGCAGCCTCTTCTTTCTTGGAGCTGAACTCAAGGCCCAGCTGCTCCTTGACCCAGACAGCGAAGCGCGCCTGGAGATCAGTGGCCGGCTTGTCCTTGTAGTCGCTGTAGTCAAGCTCCTCGTCAGTCTCCTCAACTTCCTCGACTTCCTCGACCACAGCTGCCTTCTTAGCCATTGCTTTGCCCTTGCCCTTCTTGTCCCTGGGTAGATTCTCTGATCCTACTAGATCTGTTGTGGTTGCCGCTAGCGCGTCAGCCGGATTCGCCTGAGCCTTACTCCGTGCGGCCTTTCCTCGGTCACCTGCGCCGTCAGCCTGGCGTGCCTGGCGTGCTGCGCTCGTGTCCTCCGTACTCCTAGGTGCCAGCTCATCAGAGCGCAGCATACTAGACTTGTCACCCACAGCAAGACTAGACCCACTACCATCTAGACTCCTTGTCTGCTGCAGTACAGCGCGAGCGTACTCCACGCCTCTCCTGCCATCTAGCAGCCTGTAGGCGTTATCTGCTAGTTGTGAGTTTGTGATCGCAATCCCCAGCTCTACAGAGTCTAGAGATCGCAGGTAATAGTACTGTACTGGTCGCGGCTTGCTGACCCTGTGGATACGATCTTCCAACTGCTCCTGGTCAGTAGGCTCCCAGGTCTCATCGATAATCACCATCACATCAGCAGTATCAAGTGTGATGGCTACCCCACCAGCCTTTGTGTTCAGGAACAAAATGTGGGCACCACTTCCCAATGGCTCATTCATTGAGTCAATAACGGCAGCTCGCTTCGTGCCAATAACTTCACCAGTCAGGAATGCTGTGTGAGCATACCCGCCCAACCGTGCCTCTACCTGCTCCTTGAACAGCGTCAGGATCTCGGTAAACTGGCTGGCAACAACAACCTTTGTTGTCGGGTCATCAGGGTATCCCAGCTGCTCCAGCAGCTGAACTAGATACTCCAGCTTGTTACTTGGCATTGCCGGCCTGAAATCTTTTCTTACCATCCGACCAGCAGAAGTCGCAAACTGCTTTAGCCGAGTGAGCTCGGCCAGCACGCCAATCGCTGATAGCTCTCCACCAGCTAGCGTCGCCACTGAGTCATGTAGCATCTCGCGGTACGCGCGAGCCTGTTCAGAGCTCATCTCTAGCCACACGCCTACCTGGCTGTCCGGGTCGCTAGGGACTGCCGGAGTGCCTACGTAGGTCTTGGGTGGCAGGTCGGGCGCAACTTCCGCCTTAGTCCTCCTGAGTAGGCGGGAGGATAGGCTGCGCCATAGCTCTGGCTCACGCTCGGGCTTGATCCGCTCAATCGTCCAGCCTGTATATCCACCTAGCTCCCAATGCGCCTTGACCCAGTTCCAGAATGATGGATATACCACTGGGTCCAGCCAGTTCAGCAATCCCCAAAGAAGATATGGCTTGCTACGGAATGGAGTGCCGCTCGCAGCTAGCCGGATGCCATCCGGGCGCGTACGCAGCAGCATCATTCCAGTACGGACTAGTGTGGGGATACCACGGCGAGCAATGAGAGACTTATCACACTCATCAGCAATGATGGCGCCCCACTCAATTCCAAACAGCTGTGGGAACTCATGCTCACGCACGATCTTGTACTTCTTGGGATCATGGCCACACGTCAGCTTGACCTTGCCAGCGCGCTGTCGAGTGCGCACCTTGCACTGGTTACAGGCCCACCATACGCGAGTCTCCATCATCTCGGGATGCATGATAACCCAAGTGTCAGCACCAGCAGCAGCCAACCCATTAAGGATGGCATTCCGCTTCTCACGGCCCTCAGGCACTGTGAAGTAGATGGTATCATCGCCAAGCCAGCGCGGTATCTCGCGTGCCCAGACAGACTCCACAGCTGTCTTTGGGCAGACGACCAGGTACGGGCCAGAGATGCCAGCCTCGATGATGCCGCCAAGTAATTCCAGGGTCTTGCCCAGGCCAGGCTGGTCCGCTAGGATGACGTTGCCACCCTGCGCGACGAATCGGGCGCCTACCCTCTGGTACGTACGGTTACTCATGGCAGCGGCCAGCCTAGGCGCCTTGCCGGGGACCTGTAGCAGTGGCGCGTCCTGCGCGCGGGAGAGCTCAGCTAGCCCTGCCTCGCGTGCCCTCTCAGCGCGGGCCCAGTCGCCTAGCGTCATGCCTACCCTGAGCTCAGAGCCAAACCGCTCGCGTAGCGCCAGGCACCCGGTCAGCGAGAGTGGCAGGGACCAGTGCGGGTCGCTGTCGTCTGCACCCCGGCTGAAGCGCGCCCCAGGCACGACCTGTGAGAGGCCAGGGGTTGGCCAAGAGGATCGCAGGAAGATCCTCCCGCCAGCCTTGTCAATGACGATGCTCATCTCATGCTGCCTTAGCTCTAGCGGTCCTGATCCTGGTCTTCCTGGCAGTACTACTCACAGGCACTATTGAGCCAACTGCCCGCAAGTCTGCCAGCCGGAATGCGCGGAACCCAGTCTCAGGGCAGCAGAACTGGACAATCCGCTCATCAGTCGGACTCATCTTGATCTCGACCTTGCGCGGGTCACTTCCGAATATCGCCACTTCCTCGACCTGGCGGTATCGGTTGTGCCAGGCTACCTGCCGCCCCAGCAGGGCATGGATGATAGTCGCGTCTGGCGCGTCTAGCTCAAACGGGAGTCCAGCAGCTGGGGCCAGTGCAACAATAGCTGGCCGAAACATTCTGTTGGTCGCAACCTTACGGAAGCGAGTAGCAGCCTCAGCCTCTGTACGCGCGGCGTACCAGCGCGCCGCTGCTGCATTGCGTGGCTTCACAGTCTGGTCACCGAGCGAGTATGTTGGCACAGTATCGTCATAGACGTAGTTAAGGCCATCCCAAACCTGATGAATAGTCTCCTGTCCTCTGGCCGCCGTCATCTCGACACGCTTGCCATTGCCATCAACGGTTACCTCTACAGTCCAGCCATTGGACTCAAAATGAGCCCTGTCCTTCTCAGCCTTATTGAGCTTTGCTGGCTTGCCCTTGGCAACCTTGATAGGCTTAGCTGCAGCCCGGGCTGGCTCTTCAGGCAAGTCATCCACACAGGGGTAGAACTCAAGATCCCCTGCGAAGTCACGCCAAGCATCTAGGCTCCAGCCTTCAAAATCGCCAGCCTGTGGCCCGTAGACATCCTCGACTACATCCCGCTGGCAGATAGGCGCCAGTTCCCAGCGCGCCTTGCAGGTCTTGATCCGCCCACGCTTCAGGTCAGCACAGCCAGTCCGGTGAACGTGGATCGTACCTCTCTCGTCATTGACACAAGTGACTGGGATAGTCACAGCTGGCTTGGGCGGGAACGGAGTCCGCTGCGCAGCCTTAGCGGTACGCTTGGCAGCTGCTGGGCGGCCAGCACCCTTCCGCACGACTGTAGTGGTCATGGCTACCGCACCCTGGGCACTGAGCTGATCAGGCGGGCGGGAACGTTAGGCAGGCACGCCGCGCAGCTGAAGTAGTCCACATCAGCACCAACTGTCCATACATAGACTGGCTTCTCTGGCGTGCCATTCTCGCCACAACGCATGCAGTAGGCGGCATCCTGGCACAGCTCAAGATTCCCTGTGCAGGTGTGAACGCCTCGAACGACCTGAGACGGCTCGCCATCGTAGTCCAGCATCTGGATTTTCAAGATCTTCATTGCTCTGGCCTCTCTCGGGTGGGGGAGCCTCGCTATCTCCCTCCACAACGTACCCTACCCCAGCTGTAGTCTGGGCGCTACCTCTAGTCGCAACTTTCTTCAAGATTTTTTGCAGCTGGCCCGCCGGAGCTATCTCACGGCGGGCCAGCGCGTCTCTGCCTAGGCTAGAACTTGGCCACCCAAGGCTACCGGTTGACCTCCTGGAGTCGTCCAAGGCCAGGCCCACATGCTCGTCTCAGGATCTTTCTGCGGGTGGGCGTGGTCTCCCGTCTCGGGGCACTCCCAGCCCTGATCGCAGACTCCTAGCGGGTTCGGGGTACCGCCGCTCCAGCCGTCTTCGTTCTCCATCGCTGGCCTCTCTCTTGAGTTGTGGGGCTAGCTCGCCCCGTTGAGGGGAGCCTACGCCAGCTGGCGACGTACGTCTAGTCAGATTCCAAGATTGTTTAGAGCTCCTGGCACGAAGGTAGCCCAGGAGCTAGACGAGGATGATCAAGATCGCAGCCCGTTTAGGCAAGCCAGGCCATCGGACGCTCCTCTCCCTCACGCGCGTAGCGCGTCCTGAGCGTACCGCTGGCCTACCAACTGCGTCTAGGGAGCCGGCAGCCCCAGGCTTTACGAGGGTGCGACTCCCCAGCCTGGGGCTGCCTCGGGAGGCACGTAGGGAGAGGCCAAGCTACCCACGCATCCAATCACCGATCACCCTACGCTGATCCTACCCCTGTAGCCTGGCTGCCGCTACTAGGCGCCTGCCGCCCCATTGCCAGTGCACGGTCTGCGACTCCCGTGGGCTTCCAGAGGCCAAAATGGATTCCCGCCGCAAACACCATATTGACAACAAGGTTCATGATGATTGGAATCGGTAAAAACTCAACCCCTGCAGCTAGCGCCGCAATGAAAGCCTCAATGAAGACTTTCAGCCCCATGAACAGAAGCAGGAGCAACGCTTTTGTCTTGGCCGATGTGATGCGAGTCGACACGAGGCCAACCCCAAGGGGTATCGCCATCATTAGGACAAGCGAAAGCAACCCTGCAAGGTTTGGTGTGAAAGCATATATCACGGGGAGCTCATCCATCAGTGCTCACTGAACCTCTCTGTGTTCTCAAAAGCAGGATCACCCAAGCCCAACAATTGATAGCAAGGACACCCCATCCAACTGTCCATACCCAGGCAGGGAAGCCACCTGCCAGCAGATCAGAGGCCCGGAGCATGATGAGTCCGCCTAGCACTGCTCTATCGATCATGTGGAAGCGACCAACATCATACTCTTTCCACTTTGTCCTTAGCAGTAGTGCAGCAAAGGTCAGGCAACCAAGTGCTGCAATAAGTAGCACGACTACACTTGGCGTCATCCCTGCTCCCTTGATCGGAAAGCCTGTGTGACCCTAGCTGCGAATTCCTGGTCTGGCAATCTGTGGACTGTACGCGCTGCTCTCCTAATAGCTGGCGTCTCTCGGCGCACCTGGGCTAGCTTAGCAGCAGCCTCAGCCTCTGCGCCATCATTATGAACCGTCCTATGCCAGATGGCCTGCAACAAACGCCTCCAGTCAATCATCACAAAGTCCGATCTCATCCAGAAGGTGGCCTGCCATAGCTTGGCAGCCTCTCTATGGTCATCAGCTCGTCTGCGTTCAGCTGCTACAGCATCAGCATGCAACTTATATCCAGCTCCTGCAATAGTCGTTATGATCCCACCCGCGACTAGGGATTGGACCAGGTCTGGCCATGTCACCGGTCCAATCCCCAATCACCATCAGTACTTGACTCGAATGCCCATGTCCCGCCAGTCGGCACGGGCCACTACGCCTGTGCCAGTCCGGCCACGCTGGCGCTGCCACCAGGCGACGCGCACTCCCGTTAGCGGACCATACACGCCATCATCCTTGATCCGGTTTAGTGCGCTACCGCGCACCCAGCGCTGGACAAATCTCACATCTACACCAGTCATCCTTGGTGTAGCGATCCTGAGGTCACGAGTCCCTGGCGCATGGACAGATGGCAGTGGGGGCTTCACCCCTCTGACACGAGCAATGTACTGTGCCTTGGTCTCGCCTGAGATAGCGGAGTAGACCGCATCATATGCGCTTGAGTCATTCCAGTACCTACGACGGATACTGAGATGGACATGTGACTTGTGATCAGGGGAAGCCCAGATGACAGTTCCAGAGACTATGTCATAGCGCTTGGCGTCACCAGACCCCAGCCAGCCATTGAAGGCATTGATGTACTGCCGGCGCGGGTCCTCCTTGTCATTGTAGATAGCGATCAGACGAAGCGTACACAATCGCATATCAGCTGGGCTCATAGACTCGTCCAGGGCTGTGGAGTGCTCTCTGGACCAGTCACCAGGCGGCGCTGCATCATCTAGTCGTACTGCCGAGTAGTTGCGGGGGCCTTTGCCGGGCTGGTCTTCCAGGCTGACGTGGTACCCGCCCCGACGCATGTGTGCTGCGTCACCAACAATACCAGAGAGCACAGCCGAGCGGTAGACAGCCTCCCACTGGCGGGCCAGCACCTTCATCTTGTCAGTAGCCAGTGTTGTCATCGTCCACATCCTCTCCATCAAGCCGCTCCTGGTCGCCGACATCTGACCCGGGCAACCATGGCGCAGCTATGACATCATAGTCGCTTTCCCTGGCTGCCCGCTGGCGGGAGTTTACAGTCTCATCACCCTCATCCAGAAGGATCATGCCTGCTGGGTGAGTACAGAGGAATGCTGTGCCATCCCAGCCATAAAGCCATGCCCTATCAGCATCACGGTCGCACACAAGAAAACCTTTCGGGAATCTACTGTATGCCTCCATCCCGTTCATTGGGCCGCCTATACAAGTGCCAGTGTACAGGTCTGCGCCTTCATAGTCCATGTCAACACTCCTTGTATACTACAGGTTAGATCCTGATGAACCTGGGTCTGTCCCCATATCCTCAACCCATATCTCAGTCACGAACTGCGAAGCATCAGCAAATGCCGTAATGTTACCTGATCCAGCCTGCCGGCTAATAGCGAGCAGGAGCGAGAGCGTCTCGTCAGCAGCTGGAGCATAGTACGTTTCGGCGTTGCGCGTCTCACGAGTGCCAGTCGTACGAATGACAGCCTCAGAACCGCTTCCAACAAGGACAGCCGATGATGTTGTGGGAGTAGCGCCATCTGTCGTGTATCTTAGCTCAGCCCGCCCCTGGTCATCTGCTACTGTCCCATCAAAGTGCAGCTGATATCCAATGCGGTATAGTCTTCCCCCAACAATGGATAGATCTTCAGTCATCAGCACGCCAACGAGAGTCGCACTACTGGCAGCAGATGAAGCTGTAGTCCGCCGGTAGCGCCTGACAGTTCCAATTGGGCGGGCGCTGACAGACTTCCCGTTGATTGTCGAGTCACCCGTTACAGTCGCGGTACCAGCCACTATCAAGTTAACACCAACTGAGAGTGAGTCATCAGTTTTAAGTGTATCCGCAGCACTTCGATACAGGTTTGTATCGCCTGTAGCTGCGCCTGTGCCCCAGAGTACTTTGCCATCAGCCTGGACTAGGAAACGACTCTGTGTGTCCCCAGTGACATATGCGTGGAAAGCAGTGTCACTGGCAGCCGCTCTGACAATGAGCAGGCTCTCGGGCCAGCTTGCTTGCCCGACGATGCAGACTTGAGTCCACACTGGGCCAACTGTGTTCGTACAGACGAGCAGCTTCCCAGTGTCAGTCTCCCGAATGAACATGCCATTGAACGGAGAGCCTGGCCGGGTACCAGAGGTGCACTCTACCGCCCCTACATCTGCATCCAGCTTATCCCAGTTGTTATTCTGGTCAGTCACGACATTATAGTTCTCAGAGCCGTCAGTTGCCGGCTTGTAGAGAGCTAGCCTAGCAGTGGTAGTCGACATCCTGGCTCCTCACTTCTGGTACTTGATCTCAAGGACTGGGGAGTTTGACCCGCCACCTAGGCCAGTCGCGTATCCATAGTATGTTAACGAATCGTTTGGGCCAGGGCCAAGAGCAATGCCCTTTGATGTACCCGTCTTGAACTCGCCACCAATGGTAGTCCCAAGGCTGACGGTTCGCTTGCCAGGCTTTGGCCACTCTGAGCTCTGCACTCGATCCTGGTTGACGCTTGCATCTGCCCAAGCGCTGGGCTCAGAGGTGTAGCTATGTGTCCCTATGATTGCTGTGCCGCCTGCGCTGTAGTACCAATGCTCAAAGTACAGGGTAATCTTGCAGTGGATAATGGTAGCACCAACAAGGTCAGCCTGAATAGCTGCAGCATTGAACCCTATCAGACTTCGCTGGTTCCCCCAATCGCCATCATACTGCCCCTGATAACACTTGGTAGTGCTGCGTGCGCGGCCGCCGTAACCGGTATAGCTGCCCGTCCATGTAGCTGCATACTGCTTTGTGTACTGAGTGATCGGAGGGACTCCTGAGCCGCCACCAGTATTCTGCACACCAGTGTCTGAGATAGTAGAACCAATGTCCTCAATCCACATCCAGGATGCACCCGCCGCAAACTCGGTGTCTCCAATACTAGCCTTCAAAGTCCAGATCAGTCTATGCAGTCCTGCAGTCGGTATCCACAAGAATGAGTGATGTGTGTCTAGGTCAGTATTTATCACAGTGTATGCAATATTAGAAGAGTCCCACAGCAGTGTTGAGCTGATCGTCGGCTCGCTTGATCCGCCATCGCGCACTGCCCAAGTTGAGATGGAGCTGGCCATGCTTTCGTCATGTTCAGCCTGCAGATGAATCCTATATATCCGGCTGCTCTCTGCATTGACTGAGAGCTCAGCATGCCCGAGTTCAGTTGTGCCAGCAGTCGTGCCCCAGGATGGCTTCGTCCAGGCCATGATGCCACGTGGCAGGGGGTCAATGATTTCAGTCTGCAGGTCGCGACCGCGCAGGAAGATATCATCAGACACTGATGCATCAACAAACGATCCAATTCCCATCTCACTGATGGATGCAAGGATTGTGCCCATGCCATCAGTAAACGCTATGAAGTGGCCTGTGAAGCCTGGATCTGATGACAAGTTTGTCGTAATGTCACCATCGGCACCAAATGCCTGTAGGCCATATTGGTTCATCTCTACCCGCTGCCCTGCCAGCGCGGTGGCTATTCGGGCACCCAGCACCATATTCGCTGTAAGCTGACCAGCCGTCAGCTTTGAGACGCTCAGGTCAGATATGTGCGCATTGTCTATCAGGGATACAGATGACTGGACTGCTGTCGATGGACCTGACTTGTTACCGTACCTGTCTACAGCAATTATCTTGACCCAGATATTGGACGTGTTGTCCACCTGGAAGGTGCCGACAGCAGGGATCTTGCCAGTGATCATCCCCTGATTTGCTAGCAGCTTCCCTTTCAATGTAGATGACGAAGGTGCCTCGTACTGCCCGCCGATGTGGATCTCTAGATGATCGAGATCTGATGGCAGGTTGTATGTCCCGCCTGAAGCCTTCCCAAGTGTATGGAGGACCTGAACACTCAATCGTGAAGTGGCTACAACTGGGGCTGCTGGCGTGTCTGGGCCTATTACATCATTCTTGGTAACCAGGCTTGACGTAGCGCTCCATGCCCCAGAATTGGGCGGGGTTGCCGAGTCGACTGCGCGCACTTGGAGATCATAGTTGGCAGCAACCAGTAGCTCCTGCAGAAGCACTTGCGTCTGATCCCATGGGACAACTGCAACATTCCATTCATTAGATGTAGCTGCAGGATTACTCAAAGGCCGCGCATGCGTTTGTATCTGATTGTGATGGAAAGACGCCATCTGCGCATGAGTGATCGGGTAGCTATATGCCTGTGTTACGCGGTATCGCACCTCATAGTGATGCCCGTCAATGATGATCGAGCCATCTGTGTTCAGTGGCTGTGTCCAGTCGACGAGAACAGACGCTAGCACATCATTCACATTGGCCTGGTACACTGCAGTCGAGAATGGTGTGACTAGGGTTGGGGCAGCTGGCACGGAAGAATCAACAGAGATACGCGGCCTTGGGTCCTCACTGCTGATCCCAGTTAGACTCCGTGGCGGGCCGCCAACCCCAACAACAGTGACTCCAGTCTCACCCACATAGTAAGGCGAGAGATCTGTCCAAGACCCATCAGATGACCTAAAGGCCACAGTCCATCCAGGCCGCACTGGCCACTGCATCTCACTACAACGTAGCTTGATCGGATGGATTGCCTCGCCTTCCCAGATTACCTCATTGGCATTGTCAACGAAGCCATTGTCTGGGTCATACACCCAGATCCAGTCGCCAACGACAAAGTCCCCTTTGACGTCAAACTCTGAAGTCGATAGCTGGACAGCTGCACGGACTGCCTGGAACTGAGAGAGAGCTAGCTGCGCTCTCTGGTTGGCATTCCCTGATGACGTGTCGCTCTCTGATACAAGTCTTGTGATCTTAGCATTGTTGCCATGGATGTCCTTGTATGGTGTAGCTGGACCATTCGCTGACCCAGTAGCAACCGCATCTCCATCCCCAGCAGCAAGCAACACAACTCGTATCGTGTAGTCCTCTACGTCTGTGTCCAGGATCATCTGGCCCGCCAACGCGGCCAGCTTTAGGTCCCTACCTGGAGACTTTCGATGTAGCATCGCATTAGGCCCAGTATACAACTGTGTTGCCAGCCCAGCATCTAGCTTGCCATCTCCAGTTACCCGCCACTCGGCACTGAACGCATCAGCAACATAGTCGAGTGCTCTCCTTGGCGTCTGGAACTCGTGCCTCCCTGTGTACGTTCCAGAGACAGAGTTAATCACTCCAGCAGTCACTGCTCCGCCCGACGGGAGCAGCGCATTGATTGAGGTCGCAAAGCTGGCAGCGATCAGGACGACTGGTGTCTCAAAGACATCACCTTTGTCATCTGAGTCCCCAAGCCAGTATGCCATGCCTTGCCCAGTCAGGAGCAGGTCATCTGATGCAGACTTGCCCTTGAACACCCCCACATACCGGGCTGCTAGTAGCAGGCTATCGCCATACTGCGCGACGTCAACCTGGCCAGGTATGATGGCTATGTGACCAAGGTATCCGATCTTGTTGAGGGCAGATCTTGGTGTCCGTTTCTTCAGCCTTAGCTCCCAGGCGCCCAGAGCCTGCTTGACTTCAGTTACTGTCACCGCAGCACTCCTGTCGTGGACTCAGGTAGAGCGCCAATGTACTGGTCATACAGGACAGCAGCAGCATCCCCAGCCACAGCACCTGTCCCATTCAGGACTACACCTATGGCGAAGTCAAGAGTAGTGGTAGCTGCCTTCTCTACCCCGCCATTAGTGGCCAGTGTGAATGACTTAGCAGAACAACTCCAGGATTTGTTGCCATCACCATCGTTTGCATTAGCGGCCACATAGCCGGATGTCTTGGTTGATGCCTCGAGAGTGTGTAGCTGTGCCTTCAGAGTCGCAGCAGCTGGCACCTGAAGATAGCACTCGACGAACCTAGACCCACGCCGTAGCGACAAGTCCAGGTATGTTCTCCCAAACGCAGCATCAACAGAGAACAGCCGAAGCGACACCATCTCATTGTCATTCCTGATCACTGTGACACCAAGAATCTCGGCTGGCGTGATCACATCGCCGCTCACAGCGATGTCCCAGGCTTTCACCTGCCAGGAGCCGTCCCAGGCGTCTACATCAAGGGTTGCGCTGGCAGTTGCCGATAGACGTACGCGGACTAGGCCGTTAATTACCTCCCATCCAGTCGGCAACACGTTCACGCGCACGCCGTAGCGCTCTATTCCCCCTGCCAGGAAGCGGACACGGCCCGCGAGGTATGCAGCTACGGAGGACACGGACCAACGAGGGTCAATGCCAGACGGAAGCCCACGGCGTACGCGCAGGACTGACCCATCTTCAGCTATCCTGTCTACAGAGCTAGAGGGATTCGTCGCTCCAGTGAAGTACCCAAGCGCCCCAGCAGCTGGCGCGTGCCAACGCTCGCCCACCACAGAGAAGTCATTCAGCCTGGCTATTCCAGTCAGCCTGCTCTCAATGTCTACTGCATTGGCTGGGCCAATGAGCGATAGCGTCGCATTCCAGTCCAGGCCTGCGGCCTCTTCAGTGGCCTTCCAATCGCGGACTATGGCCCCAAGGTCCCTGACCTCATAGAATCCATCAAACGCACTCTTAGCAGAGAAGCTCACGCCAACTAGCTCGCCCCGGATTCCCATAAGGTCTTCCCTACGGGCATGTAGTTCTGCATAGCTGATCCCTGGATACGTCTCAGTGCCGCGGATCGTCAGGGTGCGCTCGCCTGATGATGCATTCACCTGGTCAGTTACAGCATAAGTTTCGCGCAGGGCAATCCGCCCAATCTTCAGGTTGCCCCAGCTCACTTGTACTCCCTCTCATAGTCATCCAGAGCACCATGGATGTTAGCGATAATCTTACGAGCAACTGTTGGGTCTGTGAAGTCCCACACCCCATTCAGGTTAATAGCTGCGACATTCAGCGTACGGCTTGCTTGCTGGTTGGCCTGTGCAGATAGCTTACTAGCCGAGGCAGGCGCGAACGAGCGGACAGCGCCTGAAACGCTAACGCTATGATCAATCGGCAAGCCAGCTGCTAGCTCAGATACCATTGATGAGAGAGCCTTCTGGGCCTGCCCAGCTGTATTCATGATGCCCTGTGCCAGGTCCTCACTGATCCGCTCACCGCGCAGCAGCACATATCCCTTACCAGAGAATGGCCCGCGCTTCGCTGGCGAGCCAGGCAGCCAGCCAGCGATCATATTGACAAGACCTTCTCCAACATTCCATAGCTTGCCCCACATTGACCAGATACCATCAACAAGACCCTGGACAATAGCTCTGCCTGCATTGTAGAGCAGATTGCCTAGACCGCCTAGCGCACTGGCGATCCTTCCAGGGATTCCCTTAACGAGTCCAATGAGTGGTCCGATGCCTGCATCCGCCGCAGCCTTTAACTGGCTGAAGAAGCCTTTGATCTTGTCAACAACAACCTTGACACCGCCGATGATTGCTACAATCTTGTCGACAGCAGCCTTGACAATTGTCTTGATGGCCTCCCAGATTGTGGAGATGATTACCCTGACAGCCCCCATGTACTGCGAGATGAAGTTACGAACTGCCTTGAATGCTTTATCGACAATTGGAGCCAGGAAGGTTACTGCCGCATTCCACACCTTGACAATCGCATTCCAGATGGCACTGATAATGCTAGAGATGAGGTTCATTGCAGCTTTGACAAAGTCAACGACTGCCTTGAATGCCTTCCTCACAGGCTCAGCGAACACAGCCATCGCAGTATCAAAGATCGCCTTCAGGATTGCCCAAGCGACAGCAACAATCGCGCCAATGATCTCAAACGCGAGTCTGATGATGCTGACTATCAGATCAAAGACTGCCTTGACGGGCTCGCCAATGACGCCCCACACAGCCTTGAAGAATGCTACAAACTTCTTGACGATTGCCTGGATCGCCCCGAAGACAAACTGACCAGCCTTCCACAGGGCCCATAGCGGAGCGATCACTGCTATAGCAATGATATTACCGATTGTGAAGAGTACCTTGCCAATCGCCACAAGATACTTGACAAAGGTCGGAATGTTACTGATGAGCCAGCTCAAGACATTGATTAGTAGGCTGAACATTGGGCCGGCCAGCTTGAAGATGATCGGTATTAACCAGCCCAGTACCTTACCAACAATCTCCAATGCCTTGAATAGGACCTTGAACAGAATCCGAGAGATGGCGAGAATTGTAGGCATAGCTGTCTTGATGGCATCAGTCAGCTGTTTTACGGCTGGCATGACACGCTCTTCAATGAACTTGGCTGCAGACTTGAAGGCAGGCTCAAGACTCTTCTTAAAGGAGTCTCGCAGCTTTAGGACTCCAGGTATCACATCGCTCTTGATGAAGCCCACAACCATGTGGAAGATCTCAAGCAGGAATGCTCCAAGAGTCTTAGCAACCTTCACAATAGAAGCTATTAGACTACGGAACCCTTCACTTTCGGCCCAGAGCTTCTTGAAGGCGGCAACAAGCAAGGCGACGGCTGCAATGATACCTACAATGATGGCAGCAAACTTCAGTACACCAGCAGATGCAACCAGTCCAGCAATGACAGCACCAATGGCTGCTACAGCAGCTACAAGGCCAAGCAGGACAGCAGCCGCAACAGCAGCGAATGCTATCAGTTTCTGCCAGCGTGGGTCGAGAGCGCTAAATTTGTTGACAAGCTTTGTAATGAACTCTGTCACTGCACGAATAGTCGGGAGCAGCGCGGTGCCTAGGGCGATGGCAGCAGTCTCTACTGAGCCCTTCAGTTGCTCTAGCGCGCCCTTGACATTGTCGAGCCGCTTAGCTGCTACATCCTTTGCAGTGACCTTACCAATGGATGCTGCCATTTCATCAAAGCCAGCAGCACCCGCTTTTGTCAAGATCGCAGCTGCTCGGATGGCATCCGAGCCAAAGATCATCTCCAGCGTCAGCGCCTTTTGCTGCGCTGTCATCTCTGATGTCACAGAGCTTAGGACGCCAGCTACTTCAGACAGACTGCGCAGGCTGCCCCGTGCGTCATAGAATCTGTTAGTGCCATCCTTGGTGACAATGCCAAGTGCCTTGAACAGATCTATCTGCCGCTTTGTGACTGGCTGGAGGTTTGACAGCATTGTCTTAAGTGATGTGCCAGCATCGGAGCCCTTGATGCCTGCGTTACCCATAAGAGCAATAGCCGTTGTCAGATCATCAAACGTAACACCCTGGAGAGCTGCAACAGCACCAGCTTGCTGTAGTGCAAAACCAAACTCGCTCACGTCAATAGCAGATGAGTTTGCTGCTCCAGCAATCAAGTCAACGACATGCCCCATGTCTCTGGCCTTGATCGAGAACACATTCATTGCGTTTGATGCGATAGCTGCTGCCTCAGCCAGATCAACCCCGCCCGCAGCAGCGAGCGCAACGGTTGCGTCAGCAGCACCATCCAGGACATCAGTCAGCGAGAGGCCAGCCTTAACTAACTCTTCCATCGCTCGCGCTGCATCAGAAGCAGAGAAAACTGTATCAGCGCCTAACTGAAGTGCCTTCTTGCGCAATGCCTCTAGTTGGGCCTCTGACGCACCTGATACGGCGCCAATGGCGCTAATCTGGTGCTCAAAGTCAATCGCCTTATTGGCTGCATAGACCAGCCCGGCACCGATGACACCCGCAGCAATACCTGAAGCCTTGGCTAATGACTGGAGATCGTGCTGGGTCTGTTTAGCACTCGCTCCAATATCATCCAGACCTTTTTTGGCCTTGCGCCCGCCCGACGCATCATAGGTCAGCTCGATCGTGCCCTTGGCTCTCCCAAGGTCATAATCTGACACTGACTACCTCCCAGGCGGGCTCGCAAAAGTCTGTGTTCCCAACCAGCGATTCAGAACCATCTGCCTCGCCATGCGCTGCTGGGCCTCTGACTTCTTGCCACTCGCTGCCTTATCGAGCTCAGACTCAAGCTTCACTCCAAAGGCAAGGATCGCCCGATCCAAGAAGTATGCTGTTGGTTGCTCTGTTATCCCTAGTAGCTCGCTTGGCCTACAGTGATATGTTTTGCAGGCTTGGAATGTCGTCCAACACTGACCCGAGCTCCTTACGAAAGGCAGATAGGTCAGTCGTCCCACCAACTGCCCACTGCAGGATAAACATCCTGTCAATGATGTCTGTATCCAGCACTGAGACAGCACCGGCAGGGATCTCCTCTCCGAAGTGTTTGCCATCCTTCTCATAGTCTGCTGGCCTATACAGAGCGGGCTGGACCACTACATAGCAGCACAAGACATCAATCAGCTCAATTCCTGCACTAACCTGCGACATGTCACCAGCAAACTTGCCAACTGCCTTGGCCTCAGCTGCCTTTCTGGCACCAACATTGGCCCTGTCGATGTGCTCAGTTTGAACAAGTGCCGTCAACGAGTCCATCGAGTCCAAGATGCCCGCCTTGATCAGGCCATGAACTCCTGGTCGGCGCACCTGACAAGTGGCACCAGATGGCACAGTAAGATCGAACAGACTATCAGAGCCACCTTTTGTCCCAAGGGTGTATCCACCTGCCGCTGGTGGCGGAGGTGGTGCTGGGAAGCGCGGCACAGCTACCTTCCTGATGCGCACAGGAGAGGCTGCTGCCTTAAAGGCAGCAGCCTCCCTGCCTGTCGCCTTTGCTACTGGTACTGCTTTCTTAGCCGGCATCCTAGTGCTCCCTGGCTTGTATTGTTGAACGCTATGCTGGGAACGGTCCCAGGATAGCGACGGTCACGGTCGTAAGGGTACCGCCATGAGTCAGGTTAATGCGACCATTCGAATCGCGATGCCTGTCGCTATTTGGTACCTGTGATACCAGCTCGGTTGTGGCACCCATTCCAGCGCTCTGCACAACTGCGTCTGCAAAGCCAGCTGCCTGGCCAGAAGCAGCAGGTACTGGGGTGTTGGGGTCGGTCACCTTGAATGAAGCTGCACCAGTTGGTGTAGCGCCATTCTTGTAGTGAAGCACGTAACGTGACCTCGGTGCTGCAACAAAGAAGTCTGCAGCAGCCACTGCCGAATAGGTTGGGGCAACACCCGCCAGGCCAGGATTCTGAACTGCGGCGGAAAGATCTGCCATTTTGAATCCCCTCCTTTAGACGATTGCTGTTGCGGTCTCATTGTGGACCATTGCCCACACCTTATCGAGATCAGCAGCCACGAGTGAACGCAGGCCAACCCCAGATGCGCCAGTCAGGAAGAATTGCCCATCGGCAAACTCCCCATCTAGGTCACCAGTCGCACGGCAGCGGTAGACAACTGCATGCAGATCCCCGCCAGAGTCCGAGATCATCTGGCCCTCCACCTTGAAGTACGGACGAACATCCGTCACCTTCTTAGTGAGTGTCTTGACCTGGTTTGGCGTTGGCCCAGTCTCCACAATCGTGCCACCATACATAGATCGGACTGCTTCCAGTGACACACCGCCACCTTCTAGCTCCCAAGCTACTTGTGGCCCTGAACCATGTGTAGCCACAAGACTGTCATCGCCACGCAGATCCTCAAATGCTTCAGTTTCGGCAAATGAGAACGTGCGGCCATTGGGAAGGTCAACTGGCGGGCTGCCCAATACTGTTGCACTAGCGTCCGTGTATGGCGTGATCTTAACATCACGTAGACCGAACGGCAATGGGGTGTTCGTTAGAGCCATGAATCCTATCCTCCTTGCTGGGGTCGCGGAACTTCCTTGTTTTGACCGGCTCTCCTGTCAGGGAGTCAAACCAGTGCATGACAACAACTCCAGGTGCCGACCCACAAAGCCTAGATGAGCATTTGAAAGAGAGCAGGCCATCATCCAGCTCCCCATGCTTCTTGTGAGGGCACCTGAGATCCATCATCCACCAATCTGAAACTCTACTGATGCGCTTCCCACCAGGTCAGCAATCTCTGGGTCTGGAACGAACTCAGTCGAGCTATCAGCGAGCACTTGACGCCAGGTATCGCCAAACGCAGCCTTGAACTCTGCGAGCGTAACTGCCATCCCATTGGACTGACTCCATGCCAATGGCCAGCCTCCTGGACCAGTCAGCTCTCTTACGTCCGCAGTGCCAATATACCTGACGACAGGCGGCTGCTCAAGCTCAGCATCATCAGGCATTGGGTCATGCACAGCTGGCTCCATATCCTCTCCTTAACTCCCACTAGCAGTAATAGTGTGTGAGCTATTCCGCATGTACGCCCTATATGCGGGATCATACAGGTCTCCAGACTCACCCTCCCAGAATACCCCAAGCACTGCATTGCCTGAGCCATCCTGGAGCCTTACTGCTGGCAGGCTCTCGACAAGAGCACGGATCTCTGCCAGCGCATCGCCTATCGGGCCATAGTCAGGCTCCCTATTGTATACCCAACTATTGAGGATAACAGGATTGGCAGCACCAATACCCCTACTTGTCCCACCCCAGCGCAACACCAGGAAGCGATCCTCGACTGGGCTATCAGGAGAGTATGCAGGGTACACGTGCGCAGCGTACCCAAGGCCACTAAGCACAAACGAGTTCGTCATCATTGCATAGACCATCTGTCGCAGCGCACTCATGAGGGAATCACCCCCTGTGTATTCAGTCGTCGAAACAGCTTCTGCAGCATCCGCATTGTGTCAGGACCATACAGCCTAATCGTCGGCTCTATGATTGCATACCTACCAGCCCAGCGGATTTCCAGCCAGATCCCATATGTGACAAGATGAAACACCGTGATGACGTGGCGGACCATCGGCACCCATACAACATCAACGCTCAGCCCATTCCGGGCGTTCCCAGTGCGGTCAGTCCAGGGAGCATTCTTCCGAGCATAGCTAATAGCTCTATTGCCCTGGTAGTCGCACACAGCATGGATGTACCCATCAACCTTAGCTGGGAGCTGTGATATGTTGCGGCGCAGCGTCTTGTCATCAAATGTGAACGTGGCCTTATTCGCCATAACGAATCACCAGGCCACGCTTCTCATAGCCATTATCTGGTAGCAGCTCCGCGACTTCTAGCCTCACGCCTGCAACATCAGCCCAATAGTCCCACAATGCCATGACAGCATCGTGCTCGCCCACCAGTTGGTATACCACAATCCTCTGCACACCATCTGATGCGGCAACAACACCAGGCACCGGCCCCACATTACTACTCTGGTCAATCAGGCGCATTGCCTGCGGCTCGCGCGGCTCACCACTGACCCATCTAGTTCCTGATCCGTCCCTGTGCCTTGTGCGCGGGGTCAGCGTCAGGGCCGACTTGTTTGCGTTGATGAATGCAAGCGTCTGTGCTCGCTGAAACCGCAGCTCCTGGTCAGATGCCATTATGGCCTCGCTAGCTGCCTCACACGGACAGTGCGCCCGCTACCAGCTAACGGCGGCAGACTCTCGGCGGCAGCGCGCTCAGCAAACACCTTAGCCATGGCAATAGCCTGCTCGTACAAGTCCCCCATCTTCCTGGATGACCCACCCTCAGATACATCTACAAGTCCTGCAGTAGCCGCAGCCTTCTCTGTCCAAACCTGATAAGCTACAGAGTCTGCAGATCCAGAGGCTGCGTCTAGGCGAGCTGCGAGATCAAAGTCTGAGTATGTGGTCTCATTATCCTCAGCAATGAGCAATCGCAGCGCCTGTACTTCTGCTGCTGTTGCCACAACTCACCTCCTGCTAGTGAGTAGGGAGGCTGGCCAAGGTCGGGCGGCCCAGCCAGCCTCCCCAGCCTGCATCACCCAGCTGCGTCGTCAGCTTCCAGACGTGCGATCAGTTCGACCTTGGTGCCTGACTTGGACAGCGTTGCTCCTGCCGTGTTACGCCGGTCGACTTCTGCCTTCAGCTCGTCCATTGACATCTCAGAGTAATCGAGGTCATCCTCATCCTCGTCATCCTCGTCATCCTCGTCATCGTCACTTTCAGTAGCTGCAGCAGCCTGTAGCTGAGCAATCTGCTCCAGCAGCCTGGCATTCTCCTCCCGCAGCTGAATGTCACCTGGGGCAGTGACAGAGTCAGCCTTCTCACGGGCATTGAACGCTGCCAATGCGGCAGGATCGGGCAAGTAGTTGGCATCCAGGCGCTTCTCCAGAGCAGCACCCCAGGCACCCCGATCTCGCAAGTACCTTCGACTCTCATCAGTGAGAGCCTCATCCATTGGGATGTTCTTAGCCATTCAGTACACCTCCCTTACCAGACCAGTGATGCCGGAACAGCGTAGGCGCCAGCTGTGACCTGCATGATCGCTGCCCCACCACGCCGTGCCACGCCACTGCCGGCGCCACGAATGAAGAAGCTGTCAATCAGCGGGTACGCCTGGTTGTTCCCAGGTCGCAGGACAACGCCACGCAGGGACTGCTCGACCATCTCACGGATGCCGATCACATTCAGGTTCGTAGTCCGCCCGGCAGAAGCAGCAGCGACCATGTACCCAGACGGGATCATATTGTTCTCCACAATGAGGTATGGGCCATACGACCCAATCACATTCATAGCGGCGAACGTGTTGCCAGGCTGGCTGCCGCTGGCGATTTCCCAGCCAACAGGCAGCAGGAAACCAGTGCCCTGAGCCGGGATGAAGTCATAGACAGCCGTCTGCGCGTTGTTGTTCACAACGCCACGACGGAACGTCTTGATGACGTCAGCCTCAGTCTTGTTGACGAGAAGAATGGATGTGTACCCATTCTGCCTGTCGTAACCGTGCTCAGTGATCAAAGCGACCAGCTGATCTAGGTCAGTCGAGTCCAGCGTGGCTGCACCCGATGAGATGTAGTGCTGGTGCGAACCAGAGAAAGTCATCCCGTTGTAGGGCGAGATGTAGGCGCCATCCGCATTGTAGAGTGCCGTCACAGTGTAGGCCGTATTGAGGACGCTCGTTGTGCGGTTGACATTGTTGAAGAGTGCCTTCATGACCAGCTCATACATCAGCTGGTTGTCAGCCTCCATGACCTGGTTCATCACAGCGTCAAGCTGTGCCTGCGAAGCGCCTTCAGTGTTCCCGTTCCCCACGAGGAACTGGAACGTGAAGCCATTCCGCATGTCGTACCAGTCGAACGGGAATGCCCGCTGGGTGACGATCGGCACTGGCCGGATGGACTTCGGGATGCCAAACTCAGAAGCCTTCTCGAAAGTCACTTGTCCTGGCTGAACGATATCCTCGATCACCTGATTCACGGTAAACGAGAGCAGCTCGATCAGTGGGGTCCGCTGTGCATTGAATGCAGCAAGACCTTCATTGTACTGCGTCCAGATGGCATTGAGATCCTGCCCGTCCCGGGTACGGGTCAGGACATCACCACTGGCACTGTAACCCTTAGCCATATCTCAACCCTCCATTACAGAATCGTCGCTGCGGGGACACGGACAACCATTCGGTCCAGCTCAACGAGCCGACCGATCTTCTTGGTGCCTGCACCAGATGTGATGTTTACGACACCAGTCGTGCCAGTGACGAACGCTGCGGCGCCAGCTGTGAATGCGGTGCCAACAGTGTACGTCGCCTCAACGATCTCGCCTGATGTCATCACATCGATGATCTCGCCTGCTGCCATTGCACGAATGGGGCAGATGACCCCCTCGATAGCAGTCTCAGCCGAGCCACCAATCACCACCTTGCCGGAGGTGTTAACAGACACACCCTGGATCTTGCCGACATCAGCCGAAGCAATGGCAGCATTCAGTGGGGCACGGAACCCACCCGATACAGGATCATACTTATCAAACCTGGACAACTAACACCTCCTCAGGTGTCATCAGGCCCCCAAGCGAGTCCTCATTGCCGGGAGGCGAGCGGCTAGAGCTCCAACGGGAGCTTTCCCTGGAGCATTCAGGCCGCTGTTTGCTGGCGGAGTCCCAAGCGGTGCGGCAGTCTTACCCGCATCGCCTTCTGCTGCCTCAGCTGGCTCCAACAGGTATGCGTCAGACTTGGCGAGAGCCTCAAGCGCTGCCTTCATGCCTGCCACGTTCCCATCGGAGTCAACTGTGATCTTTGACCGATCGAGCAGCCGCAGCGCAGACGCAGGATTCCGCCACTTCAGCGTGTTGTCTGTCAAGAAGGCATTCTCGATTCTCATGGCATCGAGTTGTGCCTTCGCAGCAGCCAACGCCTTGTCTGTGTCATCCTTATCGCGCCTTAGCTTGTCGATTTCCGGAAGATCCTTATCAACTAACTGCCGGAGCTTTGCCTCATTCTCCGTAGCCCGCCGATCGGACTGCGCCAGCATCGCCTTCAGCCTGTCATACTCGGCAAGGGCAACAGTAGCACTCTGTCCGCTGTTAGCCGTACCGTCGCCTGAACTTGTTACGGCGCCACTCTGTGCGCCGGCTGGTGCACCGGTTCCTGCCCCGCCTTCTCCAAGGCTGCCACTCTGTGCAGCTGGGTCGACGCCACTCTGTGCGCCAAGCGGTGTAGTCATATCGATCCTCCAAGAGTATACCCGACGTTGCCGGCAATAGTACCCTGCTGCCGACAATTACCTTGATGGCCTGTCCCCAGACCCTGATATTGCTTGCCTTGACTCTTCAGTTGCCCTAGAGCCTGGCCTCGCATGGTCTATATACCTATCATAGCTTCCGCCCGTTAGAGCATCCAGGAACTCATCCTCACCCACCAGAGCAGGCGTCACAAAACAGAAACAATGTGGATGTGGCTTGCGAGGTACATCTGCCTTTGGGAAGACCCCAGCGCCCCGGCCAAACTTGTCTTCATTGGCGTACTCATCGCATTGGTCAGCCTTAGGATGTGACCTAGACAGATGCCACTTCATTGCCTCAACCCAAGGCTTCTCCTGTGCCTGATGCATCGACATCGCATGAAACGCATTGTTTATCTCACTACGGGCAAGTCGCATCGCAGCGTAACGTACACCACCTGGGGTGTTGGGATTAATCCAGTCGCGTGCCTCCGCAGCAAACTCAGCAGCCGTCAGGCCACGAGCTAAGGCCGAGTTGATGCCGGCCTGTAGCCTTCCATCCATCCACACCCTGGCTCGGTACACATGCTCAGCTAACGGGATACGGCTTAGCTCCATCCTGGACAGTGCCACCTGAAGTGTCCGCTCTAAGCCCATGGTCAGGCCTCTTGCCAAGTCCCTAGCTAGGTCGAGGCGACCCGCGCGCTCAAAGGCGAGCGCATCTATCGTATTGCCCAGGCTCAAGGCTCTAGCAGCTGCCTCAAGGCGGGCAGCCCGGATGACATTCCCCAGGCGCCTGAAGACCAGAGCCTGCTCGCGCATCAACGCGGCTTGAATACGTCGCATCTGCTCGATTCTGATGCGATCTGATATAGTGCCGCGAGCGGCAGTCTCTATGATGGCTATCTGACGCCTGACTTCATTATATGAGTCCTGAATGATCCGTAGCACCTCAGCGTCAGAGATCGTCTGGACTCCGGCATATGCACGGAGCCACTCCCTGTCATCACGCAGTGGAGAAGTCACGCCTGACCTCTCCTGACATCAACTAGGACTCTCGCCCGCCGTACATCGCTCGATGCCATTGAATCGACAACATTCACGATGATGTTTGGAGGCCTGGGCTTGACCAGGTTGAGTGCCGGCAGATAGATGAATGTGGCACCATGGACTGTCACGGGGAAGACTGTGGAGCCAACATTCACCACAGGTGCTGGGATTGATGCCAATGCTGACAGGGTAGCAGCTGAAACAATTGATCCAGTGTTGATGCTAGTTGCTGGGATTGATGTAGCCAAAGAGACAGTAGCTGCAGGGATGTTGACATCGCCACCACCACCGCCAGTTGTGATCGTTGGCAATGGGATCGTAGCGACCCCATTGACTGTTATGCTAGAGATTGTGGACCCAGTGCTGGCGCTAGGTGCTGGTATGCTAGCTGATGCAGCAACTGTAGCGGCACTTATTGTAGACCCAGTGCTGATAGCTGGCGCTGGGATGCTAGCCACTGTACTGATGGTTACAGCACTAATCGTCGAACCAGTATTGATGAATGGTGTTGCGAGTGTGCCAACACCATTCACAGTTGGTGGTGATGCCTCCGCACCACCTTGAGCCTGTGGCGTTGGTATCGAAGCCAGGCAAGCTACACCAGTAGCACTTATTGTAGATCCAGTGTTCACCGCCGGCGCAGGGATGGAGGTGACAGCCGATACAGCAGTTGCACTTACCGTTGATCCGGTATTGACAGAAGGTACTGGTATGGTTGCAACAGCATCTACAGTTGCAGGCGAGATCCCTACGCCAGCTTGTGCTTGGGGGGCTGGGATTGAAGTCGTGCAGGCAATATTTGTCGCAGATATGGTCGAGCCAACGTTTACTACAGGCGCTGGTATTGATGCGGTAGCAGCAACTGTGGGTGGGGTAGCTGTAGCATTCCCACCCTTTAAGTATTCGGCAAGGTAGCGTGTGTTAGTTGACATACGCTACCTCACCTCTTCTGTCAGCTAGATGGCCAGCAGGGACCAGGGGAATGACCTACCTGTGCCTTGTGTCTGTAGTAGGGTCGCCTTGCATGATATGTCCTCAGGAAGCGGTGGCGAGTACACATTGTCTGCAGTCTGTGCACCAATGTATACAGCCTCATAGACTAACCGCTCCGTGCCCCCTGAGAGGATCTTTGAGTACAGCCGCAGGATGACTATGTCAGGCGTGGTCCCATCAGCCAAGTTGGACAAGTCAGCCTTAAGAACATACACCTTGTTTGTGGTATCAGTCGCCAGGGTATGCTCAGTTGCAACTGTCGCTGCCTGAGTCCCTGACGCGATCACAGTAGGCACTAGCTACCCCACAGTCGAGAAGATCCTGCAGTTTGACGTCCCATTCTCTGCAATCGCATAAAGGTGCTCAGCATTCATCACGAATATCATTGTGTCACCAGAGGCTACCTGAAAGCCTTCATTGACATTCGCTTGAACAGAGGATTGGCCAACCCAGACGCTGGGCTCATTCCCAGGAACTTGAATCATGATCGAGTGTCGGGGGGTGAGGGCAGCAATGGGCATCCCAGTAAGGCTGGACAAGTCCGTTGCAGTCTGGTGTGACAATGCTGCATCAGAGTTAAAGTACATAGTACTACCCTTCTGTTACGTTATCCGATTCCATAAACCATTGCACCAAACAGCCTGTCAGTTACGTCAGCCCCACTAGATTGGGCACGCACAGCTAGCCTGACGCCAGCAGCAATCTCTGCAAAGAACGGGCCCATCAGCGAGGGGGTAACAGTGTCATCAGTAGATGACACCTCAAAGTGCAGGTTTGACAGTACAGTGCGCTCACTCGCAGCAGCACCAACACCAACATCAAGTAAGAAGTTGGCTGACGTACTTGCCCCATTCTTGAGGGAAGAGAACCCAAGAAAAAATGCCCTCATTGGGTTAGTTATCGATGCAGACAGCTGGACCCAAGAGCCCTTTGTGTTGATAGTTGCTCCAGGGTCAACGGTTGTGCCCTCTGATGTGGATAGCACTGTACCATAATCTATCACCCTAGACAGGCCGACACCATTAATGAAACCAGCTGCCATAGTGTGAACCATGACCCTAACAATACCAGATGCAACTGAAGACTGGCATCTTGCTGATATGCGCGTACCTCTAGGAACATGTATCGGTAGCCATATACCTCCATGTTTGGCGACTGTCCCTGTCATTGACCCGATCACCAGATTTGGGATAACTACAAACTCTGACCCTGCCCCTCCAAACCCGATATCAACCAGGTAACTTTGTGTCGCAGCACTGGGCGCTCGTACATTGACAAAAACACAGTTTGACTCATATGCAGTCGCTGCAATGATCTGAGTCCAGCTGCCCTTGGTGTTTACTGACGCGGATGCAGTCACGCCAGTCCCTCTAGAGTTCGCTGTGTCTACGCCAGCTGACTCTATAACCTGCCCAGCGGGGAACGGCCAGTCTGGCATAGCATCCTCCCTCCTATAGGGCTACGGTGTAATGTCGACTGCAAAGACGCCAGTGGCAGCCCAAGCAATACCAAATATGCCAGCGACAGTTGAATAATCAGCATCAAAGTCAATACCAATTATCAGGTTGTTCCCAGCGAGGGCATCAGCATAGAGCTTCATGCCCCTGACCAATGTCAGGGTCGTGCCTGACACAGCAACATCAGCCATGTCGTACATGAGAGAGCCAGTTGGCGATTCAGTGAATGTTGGCGCAGTCGATCCGCCACCAGAGGCAGCAGCCGAAAGCGCAACCCCGCCAGCCGCCCAGCCAGTGCCGGAAACCTCGTTGGTGGTGGCATAGGCAGACTCAGTGCTGTAGTTGGGGGTCTCAGTATTATTGTACAGAGCTATCTTGTGTGAAGTCAGAGACAGGTCGATTGCAAGCTGGGTCGCGTCAAAGATATCGAGGAAGCTCACAACGTAGAGACCAGATACAGTCCAGGCCATGACTACACCTCATTCTTCTCGGCAGTGACGACAAGGGCAACCCTACCGGCGCGAGCTGTTGCCCTAGACGCTGCTAGAGCCTCGACAGCCTCGCGGTAGGCCAGCCTATTAGCCTCACTCATATCCGCGCGATAGGATACCAGCGCCGCATCCATCCGGTCGGCTAGCTCGCCTTCCGCATCAGCAGCCTCGGCCTGCCTTCTGAGCTGATCGCCCAGTTCACTCATCCCATATCTCCTTTACCGGACAGGCCCGACTTTGTACTTGACTGGCTTTGGCCTTAGAAGAACATCCTGGCGATGTGACACGCCCGGTGCCCCAGGTGCTGAATGCTCAGTGACAGTGTTGCCTAGCTCATCGGTAGTCGCCTTAGTCCACCCACCAGCCGGCAGGCGTGCCTCAACAACGTTATCTCTAGTACGTCGGCTAATCACCCCAATCGAGAGCATACGCGCCCTGAACTCCTCAGGTGTCTCCCCATCCATGACCCCTCCCCCTATGCCGACGCTGTAACTATATGACTCACATGAATCTCCCCCTGAAGGATACGATGTGGCTCGCCGCTGGGCTCATATATAGTCAGGTCATACTGCCCCTGATCCCAACCCCATCCCAATGTATCAGCCCCAAGGATGTCAATCAGGACTAGAGCCTCTGGGCCAAGCACTACCAGCCTTGGGCTGCCTCCAGAGGATGAAAAGGTTGCCAAGACTGGGGATGTCAGTCGCCGGTCGCCACGCACCTGCATTCTAGCGGTCCAGTTAGTGATGTTGACTACAGCGCCATCAAACAGCACCTTCACTGTGTAGGTGAACTTGCTGCCCTGATCGAATCTGAGCAGTCTTTCATCCGCCATCGGTGGGCGCTCCTGTCCCTGTAGCTGCTACCTCAGCATCCATCCTGGCCCCAACAGCATCCAACTCTACCTGTGCTGCGGCTGCCATCCTCTTTGCCATGTCAACTGGGAACTGAATACCCAAACGGTCTTGCAGGTACTGCCTAGCGAACTCAGCGTCAATAATCTTGGCAGTGACCATCTCAGTGGCCTCTTTGATCACTGCCTCACGGTCAACAGGCAGTGCGTCGCCAAAAGATGATGTCACTACAAGGCCAACAGGCTGCCGCTGTTCATAGGCAGGTGTCCAGCCATTAAGCAGATCGAACATAAACTGATCTAGCTTTGGCTTAAGCTGGCTGTCCTCGCGCTCCCGATTCTTAGCAAGTACTGGGGCCATCTCAATCATGAGTGCTATCCCAGACTTGGCGGTGACCACATCAACCCTGCCCATTGCTGCCTCTGGGGTCGCCGTAGACTCCTGGGCCTGCCCACGTAGATAACCAAGGTGGTCCTGCATCGGGGAGACTGATGTGACGCCATCGACGCGCCAGAACTTCTTGTCAGGGTCCAGCTCCATGACTGCAGCCGGGCCAATTACCCAATCATCATCAGAGCCATCATCCTTCTTTGGCCCGCCCGAGTCTGTGGCGTATACACCCAGTCCAGCCAAGGCAACAGCCATGTCCTCATCTGTCGCTCCCTGTATCACACCAGCCAGCAGCGTCTCAATCCCCTGTAGCTCAGAGAGTCCAAATGGCCCCATCCTCGTGTTCCGGAAGTGGTAAAGCGGGATGGCCGTTATCTGTGCAGGCAGCGCATATCCTTGTAGCTGCAGCACCAATGCATCAGTCTGTGTGTACCATGGGGGCACTGGAACTGGAGAAAGATCTGCTTCCGACAGTGGGAACCTGTCATCCCACTTGTCCTGCTCAAAGAAGCCAAGCTTGTAGTAGATCCCACCCATGGGCGTGCTGTACTGCGTCGCCATGCCCTGTGTCAGGATGCGGCGGTACTCCTCACGCTGTGCAACCGTAGTCTGTCCATCTGCTGAGGTAGTCAGGGTGACGATATAGACGGCAATCACACGCTCAGCATCAACAGCATCCTCTATCGTGAAGTACTGCTCAGGCTCTAGCTCGGTGATACGTAGGCGAGTACCGGGCGCCTTGTTAGGGTCAGCTGATACCTGCAGTATTGCATCACCACTAATGAGCATAGTTCGCTTTGCAGACCCAAACTTGGCATTGAACTCCTCACGCTTGAATAGCGCGGCCAGCCAGGCCTCAATCTCCGCAATGACCTCATCAGATGCTGTTGGCTGCCCAGCCGGCATCTCCATAGTCCAGGTAAGATCCTGCCCGAGGTAGCGATTTGTCGCCTCGATGAGTGCGCGCCCAAGAGGGATATACCGAATGCTCTTGAGATCATTGCCCGCCCGCAGGAGTGCAGCGAATGCCTCAGCCACATTGTTATATATGTCACGATAGGTCCAGTACGCCTGCACCCTATCCTTGTCAGCAACATTAGTCACATATGTGGGGGCTGGACGGCCGAGTGCCAGCGCTGTTGAGTATGGGTTAAGTGCTACCACTCTATACCTTCCTCATCTCGACCTAACAGCTGTTCGCTGCCTAGTTTGCTTGTATGGGTTCCCGAGCATCCCAGAGAACAACCGTCCCAGTGCCTCTGCTGTGTGGTCATCCTTCTTCTGTGGGTTCTCAGGTGCGTTGCGGCCTTTCTCGCTGGCCTTTTCGGCAGTCTCCGGGTAACGATAGTCGTTCCATTCACGAATTGTCTGCACGCACTTCCTGTTTACAGTCAAAGCTGGCCCATGTGGTGTAGCTGCAACCTTCATCTTCCTGCGGAACCACTCAAGCCTCTGCTGTATCATTAGACTACCAGGGCTATGTGACGGCACCTTGAGCAGCTGTTCTAACCTACGAGTCCTATCCGGCTCAGAGGGGTCAGGGAAGAATCCCCTAATGGTAACAGGCACAAGTTGCCTTGACATGATCTCAACAGCAGCTTCCTCAGTTGTCTTTCCGGTCTCAAAGTACTCATCTAGTACATGGAACCTGGTGTGAGTCGGGTCAACCTGGACCAGTAGCCACACAAACGGGTTGGTGAAACCATAGTCAGCGCAGGCCCAAGTCTCCCAACCCATTCTGAAGCCAGCATCATTGACATGTATCTCGTCATCAAAGTCCTTGAACACGCGCCCGACAAACTCAGTGAACATGGCCGCAATCTCCTGGTTAAAGAGCTCAGCGGACATGTCGAGCCACATTGACCAGATCTCTTTATTGATGCCTTCTGGGTACATCACCCCATCAGTTGCATCACGCATCCATCGCAGAACTTTCTTTGCCTCATCCAGCCGGCCATGCCGCTGGGCCTCTGCAAGTCCTTTGAGCAGCTCCAGGTTCGCGCCACCAGGATACACATATGGGTTAGCCCAGGCGGGAGAGCGCCAGGACTTCCAGTCTATACGCTCTGGGTCCTGACCTATCATGTACAAGTCATAGTACCAGTTCTTGCCCTCTGGTGTGCTGCCAAAGTGAGCCCAACCGCCAAAGTCCGCCAGTGTTGGGCGGATGAACTTCTCCCACACACTGGGCTTTAGCTTAGCAGCCTCTGAGAACACAACACCAGACAATCCCTCGCCAACGAGGGTGCCTGGGTACTTAGCCGACATCGCATGCACAACGAACAACCGGTCAAACAATGATATGTGCATATCACCAGACTCAGGGTTGTTGTATGAACCAGGGTGGTCAAATGTAAAACCAAGACGCTTAAGAGAGCTCCAGAGTATCCTGAACTCCTTCTCAGAGTCGCTGTACTCAGGGCCAACGATCCAGTACTCCCGCCGCAGGCCACGTACCTTGAGCATGTCCATCTCATACCAGGTTCGGAAAGCCTCAGGGATTAACCTCTGTGCGCCTGTCTGGCTCTTGCCCGCCCGGCGGCCGGCAGCGAGCACCTTGTTCCTGGTGCGGTCTAGCAGAATCTCTCTCTGGAGATTGTATGGGCGCCATTGCAGCTGCTCCCATATCCGCCTGACTAGCCGCTCAGGCGGGACAGGAGTCGCCAGAAGCTGCTCAGCTATGGCGCTCGTGCTCACTATTGGCCCCTTCCTGTGACTCCACTTCCACTTCGTGGTGGCCGCCTAGGGCGAGGCGCAGGCGCAGTTTCGGCAGCCTGTTCTGGCTCTGGGAAGTCTGTGTCTCCTGACTCGAACATCTCCCGCAGCATCTCTTGCCAGTGCGGAGTAGAGACCACAACCTCAGTGCCACCACGTACCCCTACCCGATCCAGAATGGAATTGAGAGCCCTGATCCTGTCTCCATCTGCCATCTTCTTCTTGAAGGCCATGTTGTGAAGATACAAGGCGGCCATATGTGCCATCTCATCCAGGATGCGCTGGGCAGCAATCTTCCCGCTACCAACCCCTGGGCCATGAGTTGCACATACTGTCAGCCCCTCGGTGCGCCAACGGAGACACTGCCTAGTCAGGAAGCGACCCTTGGCATCAATGATCTTGCACCCCTGGTCATCCCGCACAAAGGCCCTGCCACTACATCGGTTAGCTGCATCAGGGATCAGGTAAGGAGATCCCTTGTCGCGAGTCTTCCCTGTCCACTGAAGTCTAACACCAATAGGGACATCAAGGTCATCCTCAATAACCTTGATCCGCCCGGCAGCATGCTCAGCGTCGAGCCACTCCTGGTCACTGTCTATGTTCCTGCCAGGCTCCTGTGGTGAACGAGCTGCCATGACACCTCCCTGTGGCATATGTTACCCTATACAAGCAACACCCCCTGAGCACTCGCTTTCTCAGGGGGTGTGCCGCTCGGGCAGGCCAATCAGCGCTCAGAAGCGTACGCCTGCACAGACCCCGTCTCAGGCAGGCGCCACGCGGCGCGCGAAGGTGCGCCTGGGTCACGAGCTTCATCCTCAGTGTTGTAGAGATACACAGAGGTTTCAGCCGCTGGGCTACTGGCGTCGTGCAACACCATCAGGTTCACGACGGCAGGCGATCCATCCTGCCACACCCGCGTAACGACTGCCGGCGCACAGGTTGAGTGCCCATTGGCGATGCTCTTGGCCAGGACCATCATCCCGACATAAGGCTTGTTCATGTTCCCTCTCTCGATTGCTAGTCGCAGCTCATAGGATAGCGGCCCATAGACAGTCTTGCCAGTCTTGGTATCCCACCATCCTTTCAGGCCGCATATCCACCTCATGACCTATCGGAGGATACCCTGGCCTGCCCTGCTGCAGGTGACTCCAGCGATGCCCTCCAATGACAGGGCTAATCGTGATCAACTCAAGGCACTCTTCACAACGCGTAGGTGGACTGTAGTCATCAGGCGGAATGTGATAGGCCATCTGAAGTCCCTTAGTAATCAAGCGTAGGCAGTTGCCACATGTCACTCCAGCCTCGCTTCGCACTGAGCCAAGCTGCTGACTGGACCATCGCTTGCCCACGCCACACATGTATGCTCCGCTTTCAAGGCGCATGTGCACCTTTGTTGGCGTAGGCATATAGCTTCCCTTCTGCATCCAGGCAGGTCCAGAGGATGGTCATGGCATAGCATCAACTATTTTGTCTCTTACATAGGGACACTATCTGCCTCGCCTTGTAAGCCAACGACAGCCGTATGTAGCTCGCTCGCATCCTCTGGACCTGCTAGGCTCTACCCTACTACAAGCGCAGGGTAGAGCTGCCACTGTCGGAGAATGCCGGGCCTGGCCCGCCCACCTCGCTCACTGGCTTGAATGACCAGCTATAGCCATCCGGCCTGAGCTCAAGCCACAGCACGCCCATAGAGGTGCACTGTTGCGCGGCTGAACCAGGCAGGAACGGTGCTGAGCCACAGGTAAATCCCTTGCCGCCTGTACCCACGACGAACTCGCGGACACCATTAGCAACTGGCAGGCCATTGGCGCCAAGAGGGTCAAACCTCTCGTACCAGTGGTCATGGCCATTCAGCACCAGCTGGACATCTGGGTCCGCGACAGCTGCGAGCCAGAGTGCGTTGGATCCAGTGATGTTGCCATGGCTGCCGCTGGACCAGCGCGGGTGATGGAAGTACATGATCGTTGGCCGGCCATTATTGGCTGCTAGGTCAGAAGCCAACCAGGCCATCATTGGGTTACTAGCGCCACATCCGCCTACCTGCGAGCAGTCGCTGTCCAGGCTGATGAAGTGCCAGGCTCCCATATCCCATGAGTAGTACATCTGGTTGGGGCTAGGTGTGTCGCTCCCAATCTGGGCCAGGCGCGGCCCAAAGTAGTCGCGGTAGCCCTGTGCGTTCGCAGTCAACCATTCGTGGTTCCCTGGGGCTGGGTATATATTGGCCATATGCTTGCCCCAGGCATCACAGTCGGTTGGAGCTGCACACGTCTGCCGGCCCCAGCCAGCATTGTACTCAGCGAGCGTGTTGCTCTCGTACTGGTTGTCGCCCGTAGTCAGCACCGCATTCGGGCCATACTGGAACAACAGTTCAGCCGTCCAGCCATCCTGACATCCGGATGTGTATCCATTACACGTTGGTGTCTCGACAATATCACCAGCAACCATCACTGTAACAGCCCCTGCCGGCGTTGTGGGCGTCGGAGTGGGACTGGAGCAGGCTGCAGCAGCCTGCGCTTGCACATAGGCTGCCAGTGCGATCTCGTCAGCCTCATCAAATGTCACACCCAGCGGCGCTGGGCATGTCTCGGATGGTGTAGGGCTTGGCGTCGCAGTAGCAGTCGGTTGTGGGGTTGAATTCCCATATGCATCATGCAGCGCGTCCTGATAGGTACCATACCCACTAGCGCTTCCCCAGCTTGGACTGCTCTCGATAGCAGAACCCTCGCCCCATTCATTGAAGTAGGTCAGCTTCCATTGTGCAGCTGCAGCCTTCTGGCTGGCGACGTTAGCGACCCACTGAACCGGGTCACGCGTCAGCCTTGGGGCAGCCTCGTTGTGGTGCCAGAACCCAGCTGAGATGCCATATGAGTATGGCAGGTGAGAGCTAGTTCGTACAGCCGGCCCATACTGGTGCCAACTTGAAGGCTGGTCAGCGCAACTCTTGTAGTTACTGAACACCTTCATGTTGACATACCAGTCAGTAAATCCATTCGTGGCAGTCTTCCACTTCGTCACCTCTGCACAGCTACTACTGCCTGCATTGTAGACAAAGATGACTGGCTTCCCGCCGAGCAAGACAGCAGAGTTAGGATATGCATTCACATATCCATTCAGATAGGCCAGATCAGACTGGATCTTAGCCACCGTCGGGTCTGGGCTCTGTGCCTCTGGCTCATAGTACGGCATAACGCCAAAGCCCGCCACGGCGGCGCGCTGGTAGAGGAGTGGGAAGCGCGTCTGCTCGCTCTGTGCACCCTGCCCCCACCAGCTAGCGATCATCGCCTCAGTGCCAGAGTGCTGCATGGCGTCAATGTGCTTGTCGATAACAGCAGAGTTGTCACTGGAGTACTGCCCGAGCGACGGCAGGTAGTGGTCATTCGCGTGCCACGTCTGCGGAAACCATGGGTAGTAGAACGCAGCGCGCATTGGCGTTGTGAATGATGCCACGGCATGCACAGGCGTACTGGACACGGCACCTAACAGCAGGGCTATAGCCAGCACAGTAGCAGCAGCCACTGCCCCCTTGACAACGCGGCTGGCGTTCACTGCTCTCAGCCAAAGTCGCCTCTTGCTATGCCTCGAATGACAGATCATGTTCCGCCATCCTTTCAGGATCTGGTGCGCTAAAACCCGGCCATCCAGCCCGACAATCCTTAGTGGTTGGGTAGGCTCACGCAGGATGCGTGCCCATTGTGCCTGTGCTCTTATGAACGGCTCAGCTTCCTCCCAGGCCAGATCAGTTGCACGGCCCCAACCAACCCTATAGCTGATACGGATACCAACAAGGCTGGCCAGAAGGAACAATGCACCCACTATCGCAGTTGCCATTGCTAGCACCCCAATCGAGCGCTGTGTGCCAACATCCATGCACCAGGATTGATGGAGGCAGGCCATATGCCGCTCCCCCTGCGCACCTCAAAGTGCAGATGTGATCCTGGATGTGGCTGGCTGTAGTTGCTGCTCACTATGTGTCCAGTGTTCCCGACACGCCCGATAATCTCGCCAGCTGTTATGTGCTGGCCTGGGCGGACATACTCCACTGACATGTGCCCGTAGTGAGTCTTGATGCCCCCAGAGTGTGCAATCATCACTGAGATGCCATACCCTCTGTGGATCCATCCGGCGCCGATCACTGTGCCACTAGCAGCAGCCCGGATAGGCATGCCCCATGGGCGTAGCAGGTCATACCCAGCGTGGAAACTTCCCCATCTCGGTCCATAGCCAGAGGTGACACAGGCATTCCCAATCGGGCGTACCCATCCAATGGCTGAAGGCGATGCTGGCGCTGGGGTCCGGCTGGCACCTAGAGGCACCCAATAGCTCCGCCCAGCATGGATGAGGCTTTGTGAGTTGATGGAGGGGTTGGCCGCCCGAATCCTTGCGACATCACAGCGGCCATAATAGTGTGCTGAGATACCACACACCGTATGTGACCATCCTGACGTTGTCGCGGTAACCCAGGTGCCGTTACCACTCTCTGTACTTGCATGCGCAGGCGTTCCCATTACGCCTAGCGCCAGTAGGGCAGCAGCAACTACTGCTACACGCCCCAATCCTCGTAACATGGGACTCCAGTTGTCCGGCCCGGGGCACTCAGCCTAGCGAGACACAGCTGCCTTAACAGCTTCGCTACTTTCCAGGCACCTTCACTGACACATCGACCCTACTACGCGCCTAACCTTGCGTCTACTGGCCTAGAGAGGCGCAGGAACGGCCGGTCAGCGCCCAGCTAAGGCGCTGCCGACCTATGCCTGGTAATCGAGGGTGCCTGATCCGGTCGGCAATCCTAGTCAGGGAACCCAATCTGATTTTCATGCGCCGCGCGCCAGTCCTCGAAGTCAGTCAGGAGCTGCTGGATCGCATCTGTGTGCGCGACAGTGCAGCCAATCAGCATGCACATCTCTCGGTACATAGTGACTGCTGCGAGCGCCACGGAGTCCTTGGCCCTAAGTACGAACACAGGTTCATCATCAGGAATGCCAGCGATGCCTAGCCGGCCATACTTCACACTCTTTGCCATCATGCCCCTTTCATGGGCCAACACTGCCAGCGGACATCCCGCCAATAATCGCTACTGCCAATACAGAGACCAGCAAGATGAGCAGAAGCAGCAGGCGTGCATCTCTCATGACTCGGCAAGCATCCTGTCCTGTACTAGCTTAAGCACAACCTGGATCGACCTGGTATCATCGTACTGCCCGGCAGCAGTAATGTGCTCCTCAAGCAGCTCCTGCAACCACAGGAGCGTCTCTAGCTTCGCAGCCCGGTAACCCTGCTGCCAAGAAGCATCGTGTGCGGAGCCATTCGGGTCATTGCCGCTCATTGTTCTCACTGCGCCGTGTATGAGAGTCGCCACTCTGCTGGGCGATCCTTGCTGATAAGTGCCAGCGCGACTGGTACCGGCCACAAGAGCACTTGGCCATATGGTATGAGCCAGAGCCATCAGGAACGACCGTAATGCTGTTGCTAGAGTGGCCTCTCTTACCGCGAATGATTGTGATCACATGCTCCGCCATGAGCCATCCATCCTCTCCCAAGATGCCTGTACGCCCAGCACCCGATATACAGCTTCCCAATGCTCGACACAGGCCTTAAGCATCAGCACATGGTCACCATTGCGCACCCAGACTGGGCCACGCTGGTCAATCTCGCTGCCATCACATCCTTCAATCAGGCATATGTCAGGGAGAGAGTTCCAATGCTGCAGCTTCCAGCTGTCAGGCTTGCCATCGCGCACATGCCTAGCGACGCGGTCAGCAGTGTAGGCTTCAAGTTCTATGTCATGGCTGTGCGGTCTCCTCCCTAGAATGGTCTCCCGAATGGTCTCCCAAGCTAAACGCTTACGAGCAGTATGTGGAGTCCTCAAGAGACGCTTTGGTTCATTGAGCGAAGTGCAGGCCTGATACTTGCCAGCATTACAGATCGGACATGAATATGCTCTCCACACAGCAACGCGCGCTGTCATTAGCGCCCCACCTCCAATGCCACCATCAGCGCGTTGTGAAGTGCCTTAGCTCGCCTAGACGCAGCTTCTGGCCCATCGACCCCCACTGTCTCAGACTCACCATTGATCACATAGGCATAGCTTAGCGCATCTAGCGACCAGCCGCCTGTGCCCATGCGCCAGATGACAAGGCTCATGCGAGGCCAAAGAGGGTGTGGGTCTACCCGCCCAACGTAGCACGCCTTGCTGGTGCCTATCGTCACCACATCCCCTGGGGCGAGATCTATCAATCGTATCATGGATGTGTCCCATCATACTCAGCAGGACGTGTTAACTCTGTAACTGGCTTCTCATGCGGCCCAACAAGGGTAGACGCAAGAGCTAGCCCCAGAACCACCACGACCCACACCATGATCCGCCTCACAGCAGCCACCTTTATCCCAAGAGTCTGGCCTGGGCCGCGTTGCTTCGGTACCATTGGTCACCCGTCATTCTCAGTCTGGTGACTGAACCATGGTTCTGGGCTAGGGCTGTCGGCAGGGATTGGGTCAGGCGCCCAAACCCCAGTCACAAAGGCTATGGCTGCTGCAGCTATGCTCACGAACAGCAGGGCCAGGCTAACGGCGCGCCTCATGTCAGAACTCAATCGTCAGAGCAATGACTGGCGGTGGCGGGTCAGGCAGAGCGGCCTTGAGGAAGTAGCCAGACCGCATAAACTGCGGCATGGCCGTCTCATCCTCGGGCACATAGACATGTGTACCCTTGGTACTCTTCTGGTGCAGCATGCGCTGCACCAACTTACTGGGCCTTGCTACCATATCTCCTCCTTGTAGTGTCCCTCCCAAGAGTGTCGCTTACCTGCAAGGTTGCCGCTAGCAGCCCAAGCGAGATCGCTTTGCAGGGATATCGGGAACAACATCCTGTACACAGCTGACGGGGTGCCTGGATCTCCAGGGTGGAATGCAGTGGCAGCTTCGGTAGTAAGCTGTACAGTAAGTATCTCTGTATAGTCAGCCCCAATCCATGCAACCATTGGGTCCTCAGGCTGATCAATCCTTTCTCCCCGCAGTTCCTTCACTGCCTCCAGAAAGATGCGCCCATCCCTTGCCTTGATGCCAATAATCGGGACATCAACGATGTCCAAGTGCACTGTTGCCTCTTTGCCAAGATAGCATGTGTAGTCAGCCTGTAGGCGTAGCCAGCCTAGCGTAGGTGAGTTCATGGGCGCTCAAGCTGCACAGTGGCCAGGTCCTGGCCAGACTTTGCGGGGTCAAGGGCGTAGATCTCCCTCAGCTCCTGTCCTATCTCAGTCAGCACTGCAGTGCCGCTCGCGTTACCAACTAACCGACCTACCCGCATCTGTGGGTCGATCAGCCCTGCCCCACCACTGAACTCGCCATGGCCCGTGGTGTCTCTCTCTGTAGCCATCTTATTCCCCTTCCTGTGATGATGCGTCTATCTTATTCCCGTGGCCACAGTCACACCATGTCCCGCCACGGCAACGGTCATGCTGCCCCGTCTTACAATCTTCACAAATGAATCGCAGACAATCCATCTCTCTCCCAACTGATCGTCACCTGGAAATAATTATTGTCGCTATGGAAGCTGCTCATAGCTGCACAGTGCAGATTCTAGTATGCATCGTGCTTGCCTCCCCGCGACTGCACAGTCATGCCTCTCGCTAGTCTCCTCACAAGCCTCATCTTGACACAAGTATCGCCCATGGCACCCGATGCCGCTGGCAGCAGGTAGCCTATGTGTAGTATGGTCCATGTTCAGTGCCTCTCATGATATCGACCAATAGCGGTAGAATAAAGGATCTTCTTCATCGAGCGGCCCCAGTAGCCCCAGTTGCAGCCGACCTAACGGCTGCATGCGCGCGATCCCGCGCGCGAGAAACTGTAGGGGACTCTGTAGATCGACTTGTGCACAATACGTACCTATACCCTCTCTCCTCTCTATAACTGGGGCTACTGGGTACCGGAAAGATCCTTGCCTTGTCTCCCAACAGATTGACATGGCCCCAGTTGCCCCTTAAACTAGGCCCCAACTGCGTCCGACTGGGGCCTAAGAAGCACCTAAATCGGACTCTCTCCATCATTGTGGTCGCTAAAACCCTGTGTCTCGTTGCATCGATATATCGCCCCATCCCTTTAATAAGGGACTCTCCCGAGATAGGGCACATACCAACCGATAAGTCCCGACTCCCCGGACCCAGTTAGTCGATCTTCCGGCCCTAGCTGCACTATCGGCAACTATTGCAGGACGGCCCACGCCTAAGCCGGTTGCCGATAGTGCACGCGCCCTACCCGACACGCGCCCACTCCTCTCTTAGCTCCAGCCCGCGACGGTACCAGAACCGACCATCCTCATCCCGAGCGCGGAACTTCTCAAAGCCTTTCGCACTCATATGCTTGCCCCATTGTGTGATGCTAAGTATGTTGCGCTCATCACCGTTCTGCTCTATCCAGATACGGTATGCGCGGTACAAGGACATGGCAGGTGCCTCTAGGTCGCCACCTGTCACGCACGTAGCAGCTAGGGCAGCATCCAGGTCACTCATCTCATCACGAGCCTCCAGAAGGATCGCTAGCGATGCGGGCGAGGGTGCCCCAAGCCCGTTAGCCGCGTAGAGCTGCCAGCCCGCGAGCAGCCACGCTAGCACCGCCGCGCGCCCCTCCCCCGTAGCTAGCCGTCCACGCAGGCCCTTATCGAGCTCAGAGTCTGGCATCTCAACACGAAACGGCGCTGACTTCAGGCGCCGCCACAGCGCCTTATCTGCGTCTGGAATCTGTGGGTAGCTGTTAGTTGCCAGCCACGGTGTGAAGGCAGGCTGGCGCTGCACAAAGACATTGCTGTTCAAACGCCTAGCCTTGATGCGGTCCCCACCTGTGAAACGCTTTACTGCATCTGCATGCAGGAACCACCTTGCCGACGCTTCTGAGGCCACAATGAGGCGATGAGACAATGAGTCCACAATGTCAGTGCGCGGGCTTTCATCCTGCTTCTCACGGAAGATGGAAAGGTTGAAGGCTGAGGCATACCGGCCAAGGCAGTCCATCATGGCCTCAACAAATGTTGTCTTGCCTGAACTGGTCTGCCCTTTCGCTATCACGAGGATGCGCTCTGGGTTGGCGCCTAGCAATGAGTATCCAGCGAGCGTCTGCACCCATTCACAGTCTTCCTTATCTGGCAACACGCGCTCTATGAACTTGTCCCAGTCCCCAAGCTTGGCCTCTGGGTCAAACTTAGTGTCAGTACTGTAGGTAGCATAGTCCTCATGCCTTGTGCCGCGGAACTCATATCCGCCCGGTAGCAGCTCTACTGCACCATTTGAGCACACCAGGATCTCTGGGTCAGCATTGAATGCCTCAGCAGGCAGCACAACACCTTTCATCCCCCGCGCTAGGTCTACTGCTGCCCTTATTCTGGCAATATTCCCCGAAGCCCTAACATGTGCCAGGAACGTAGCAGCTGCCTTGGGGTCCTCAATGAACGCAGCCTCTGTAGCCATGGCACGGACAACAGCCATCATCTCGCGCCGAATGGGGCCATCCTCAGGGTCATTCACCCACAACGAAGTCTCAGGGTCATAGGTAGCCCAGCCCTGCCAGCCCGGCACATAGCGCGCGTCGCTACCTACGCGCTGTAGCAGCCTTTGTGCATTCCCTATGTCGTCACGCTCATAGTCGAATGCGCTGCTGCTAGCCCCAGCCTTTGCTTTCCCTGGCTTGGCCTTAGTAGCAGCTTCAACCACCTTGCGCTCGCTGCTACCCTGTAATAGGTCACATACATCATCTGTCTCTGGTGGGCCTTCAGCGCTGACCTTCTGCACACCCCTGATTACGATACGTGTCCACTCCCCAGACGCACTGCCTTTCTCGCGCCGGGCACCTACGCCAATGACAAATACCTTGCGCATCTTGGCGAGTGCATTCAGTACGCCACCATGGCCCGCCGCAGAGTCCCCGATTAGAGCCCAGGCGCCACGCAGGGCACAGTCGTGTGCACCGCCTTCATCACCAGCCATGCGTAGCTCGCGCATGTAGCGAGTAAGAGTTAGGGACATTCCCTCGCACATGCCAGCCTTACGCGCTTCTAGCCAGGCTGTGGCATCCTTTTTTGACATCTCGTCATCTGCAGGATGCGGCACCCAGGCTTTCCCGCCCGTCAGGCCTTTAACCCAGCCAGGCGGTAGGTCTGGGATATCAGCAACAGATGGGATCTCATCATCAACAATCACCCCATCTGGCCGTATCCACATATACATCCGCTTCTCAGGATGCATTGACGGGAATACTACAGCATAACGATGATCCCAGCGGAGTAGCTCCACCCCTGGGCCTACCTGCCCCGGCCATGCCAGCCCCTCTGGCACCGTGAATAGGTAGATGCCGGAGCCATCCTGGCGCGAGGTACTAGCCCAGGTATCCGGCAGCCTGTCCCAATCCTTGGTGGCTTTGTTGATGGTCTTGGAGCCAGCCTTTGAGCCATACCTGTCGATGTCAATCCCAATGATGGTCTTTGGGAGGCGCAATGCTATGTTGCCTGGCGGGAATGATAGGTTGCCAGCCTGTGCATACTTGGGACGACTACCCCTGGTCCAGTCTGAAACCATCTTCCCGTCAACATACCTGCCGCCAGCTCCTGTACAGCCATCCGGGGGCGGGAACTTCCCCCGATATGGTAATGGTATAGGTGACCATCCTGCATCCAGGTAGTCTCTGCCTGCGGCGGAGTATGGTGTCATGTGGAGCTAACCTCTAGCTCAGCTTCAGCCATTAGCTCCCTGATCCTGTCAGAGACAGCATTCCGAACAATGACGCTTTTATGCACATTCATTGCTGCAGAAAGCTGGGATAACTGGATATAGTCTAGGTCAGGCAGCCTGACGTATAGTCTGGGGCCAATGCGCGGTCTACCTACACGTCCTGCTGCCATTCTGGCCTCTCTCCATTTCCGGCGTCTGCAATACCTAGAGAGCCGAGCTTACTCCCTTACCCTGCAGCCAGCCAGTCATGCCCTGACAAGGCAGCCTTTCGACGCCTAGCCCAGGTAAGGGCATGCCTGAGTGCATCACGTGCGTGTGGCTTGCCAACAGTGGGTAAGTACATCCCAATGGCCTTTAGCCT